GAACGTGCGGTAAGAGGCGCCTTGATCGCTCGCCATTTGAGCGTCGATTGCGGCTAGGGTGTTGATGGCGAGTTGGACCAAGACGTTCTCCTTAGTGTTGCGTTTCGTTGGTGGCAATGCGAGGCTTGTCAGCGCGTTCCATCGCAGCCACATCGCTGTACTGTTCAGGGTAGCGCTTTTTCAGCTTGGCAATGTTTTCAGGCAGGCAGCTATTCAGATAGTCGATACCGTGAACGTCCATCAACAGCGACACGAGGCTGATAAGGTACGAGGTGCGCAGTTTCAGCGCGTCGGCGTCGAAAGGCTTGCCGTAGATCAGGTGCGCCTTGATAATCGTGCCGATGTCACCAGCGATACCGCCCAGTACCAGCGACATGGCTGGCGGGTTGCGATTGATAACAGCGATAGCCATGGCTTCGTGTTCGCTCAGTGCGTCGGGTTGCAGGAACAGGGTGTCGAAATCCCAGTCCAGCGTAGTCGCCAACAGCGCAACGTACCACGAAATGTCGCCACCTTCTTCGCTGATGTTGACAGGATCGAAGGGCAGTTGCATCCATGCGCGTGCAATGGTTTCCTGTAGTTCGCCGACTTCGGAATTAATACCCATCAACGCGTGCAACAGGTTCCATTGCAGGTCGGGGAATTTTTTAGCCGTGCGCATGGCAAAGCCAGGATATTCTTTGAGTTCCATTTTATACTCCGAGAAATGCGCCCGAAGGCGCATTGTTTGATTACACCAGACGATTGCGGATTTCAGCAATCAAGGCATCGGTTTCAGCGACAACAAAGCTGCCCAGGGTGTTCAGCTTTTCATGCAGACGGTCGAGCGCCGCCAGTGCAGGATGAGGTTCGGCGACGCCGGCGATGGCATCGACCGCACCCTGCTGACCAGTCGAACCGGTTACGCCGATACCTGCAACAGCGAGGATGGCACCCGTCGGGGTATCGCCAACAACAGTACCCGCAAGGGCTTCGCTGGCAACGCTTGCGCCTTCACCTGCCGAGATACCTTCTTCGTTTTCCAAATTGTCCATTTCTTACTCCTAGTGGGTGAAACAAAAAGTGGCGCTAATAATTAACGCCACGCCGTAATATTACTGACCCGCCCAGGCTGGTGGAGCGGCTGGAGCCGGCGCACCTTGAGGGGCTTGGAACTGCTGCGGTGCTTGCTGCTGAGGGGCCTGGAACTGCTGCTGCGCCGGTGGTTGCCATGCTGGGGCCGGTGCAGCTTGCTGTGGCGCTTGTTGTGGCTGCTGGAACTGCTGTTGGGCAGGAGGTTGCCATGCAGGTGCTGGTGCCTGTTGTGGTGCCTGTTGTGCTGCTGGCGGTTGCCATGCTGGGGCAGCTTGTGGGGCAGGCGGCGGAGCAAACGCTGGCTGCGCAGGGCCTGCGGACGGGCCTTTAGGTGCAGCGCTTGGAGCGTCAACTGCCGAAGGGTCGTTGGCTTGCTTGAATGCCGACAGATCGTTGGATGCTTCGTATTTCACATTGCCGCTGTCGTCCTTCTGTTCAGGGCGAATTTTCACGCGAACCTTCATCGGCAGGTTGTGCAGTTCGACCGAGTCGCCAACGGTCAGACGACCCGTGGCGTGGCAGACGGCCGACAGTTGACCGTAAGCGATTTCCTGGGTTTTCGGATTGTCGTTGCGCAGGTTGAAATTGAAAAACACTTTGCGACCGGCGTACTGACCTTCCAGCACGGTGAACGTGGTAGCCAGATACATGGCGCCGGTTTGCGAATTGTTGACAGGTTTGTTTTCGGATTCGGTGATCGCCATCAGGTACCAGCCGGCAGGAATCGGGCCTACGCGACCTTCGTCGGGTTTTACTTGGCGGGCATCAAAATTAAGTTGGGCCATTCTAAATCTCCTAAAGTTTCAACATTTTAAAAAAGGCTGTCGAAAACACCATATTGCTCAGTCGCGGTTGAAAAAATCAAGCCCTCGGCTTTGATGAATTGCACCCGCTATTTGGTTCCATCCCTTATCTACAGGGATTTGAATCTCGCCAGTGATACCGTAACGGTTGCCCGCAACGTACCCCGGTGTCCGGCTCATACCCATAACGCGGCCTTTGTTTGCACTCATACCTTGCGTTACCGAATCGCCTTTCGTGATATAGATCGGATCGTGGAGGAAACCGATTAAATCAGCCCATTGGGTTAGCATTTCGCGCTTCCCGTAAGCCTTCTGGTTCTTCGGCGAATGGAGCAGCAAGTCCCAGGTATCGTATTCACCAACTGTCGGGTCGATCAGTTTGCCCGCAAACACGTGGCAGGTCAAAATAATATTGATGCCACGGTTAATCGCCAACCAGTCGCACGCTTCGAGGAACTTGGCGAAAAGTTCGTTGGCGAACTGATAGCCTTTTCCGTAACCACCTAACGCGCTATCCATAGTGACGGTCTTTTTATTGCCCGGCGACCAGTTAGGATCGCGTGCCAGAACTGCGTTGTGGATCAAACGCTCCAGCGCTGTCGCGCTATCCCACACCAACGACTTGTATGGGAAACTAGGAGTGTTGGCAATCTCGCCCAGCAGGTCCATGACTTGCGCAAACGTCGTCAGCATTTCCGTTTTCTGAACGACTACACCGCCATAACCTGTTTCAAGAGGAATCAACAACGCACGCGGCGCACTCGTCGCAAACGTCGTTTTGCCGATCTTTTCAACACCAGCAACAACGGCACGGATACCAGTTGTGCTTTGTGATGAATTTGTAATCCCTGCAAGGATGCTGGTCATTTGTAATCGCTTTCAGCCCGAAGGCTTTGGAATGTTGGGAATCGCGGCAGGTCTTTCACGCCCTTGGCAAAGTATTTATATTTCGCCAGTTTGCCGATGATTAGTGCGGGCTGTTGAAAGTATTGTAAGCGTTCGGCGTGAGTCATGCAACCTGCCGAAACCACAATAGCCTGCCCAGTGATTGCGTCAGTACCTTCCAACGCGCCAACCATCCCGTTAGGGATCATGTTTTCGGCATGGCTGGAACGTTCAGTATAACCGCGAGGATCCTCAGTAGCCTCGTTTTCGTTGCGCATACCCTCACGGATACCGGTCACGTAAAACTCGCCCTCTGTGAAGCCTTTATCCCGCAACAAACCGCCTTCCTTGACAGTGGACCTACCACTCTTGTAGGCGCCCTGGATGTCTCGAATAATCGTGCCTTCGTAATTAGAGCCAAGAATCCAGTCCTTCAGCTTGTTATAGCTTTCCAAGTCGTTGACCACAAACGACTGAATGACCTGCACATCGGGCCAGCGCCCTTGGCTGTGCATCGCGTCTACTTTGAGCGTCAATTGTTCTAGACGCTGTTCGTAGGGCAGGCCAATCGTGTAATCGTTGATAAGGTCAAATACGACCCAGCTAACCGCAGGCTCACCTTTGATCGTGCTGACGGCACTTGTGGTCAAACGGCAGAGGTCGGGATGGTTTTGTGCCTCGGCAATCAATTCACCATCGATACCGTAAAACTCGGGAGCACTGAACCGCTTGGTCGTGTATTCGTTCGCGTGAGGCTTTAGGCTGCGCCCGACCATACCTTTGTCGGGATCAATGAACAAACCGCGCACACCGTCAACCTTAGGCTGCACGAGGCACGGATACCGGCGTTTCTTTTCGTCGCAGTCTGACGCCAGCATGGGCAGGATTCGGGTCGCCATGTTAGCGCCCTGCCATTTGCGGGTAGATAGGGTAGGTATCCACAACACCGGCACGGCTAGATACAATCACCAGCGCAGGCATTGGACGAATGTTATTTGCCAACAGTGCGACGATGTGCAAACGCTTAGGGTAGGCAACTTTAGTTACGGTTTTCATTTTGGATCGCTTTCAGGTTGTGGGTCGGGTTTGCGTCGAACTTCGTGGATAGATGGATCGTATGTCATTGCGGATTTTCGGTTGCGGTGTCAGTTGGGGCGAGGGCTTCCTGCGCCTTTTTCATTGCTTGCGCGGCAGCAGCTTTTGCGGGCAATACAATTTTCAGCGTCGGTGATGCAGGTTTCACGATCAACACTGAATCGAACAATTGGCGCTGTTCCTCGGTCAGTTCGCGGTATGCTTTCGTTACCAGTTTAGGTTCCCATTCGATCAACGCATCCACAGGTATTTTGTTTTCCAGCAGCATTGCCTTACCAGCAGTCAACGCGGGCAGGTCGAACTTGCGGTCGATGTTGTTGGTGAATTCGAGGACCCAGCCTTCGTGGAGCGGGTATTTGTTCGCGCCCTCTTTCGGCTCATGGAAGAAGGATTTGGCGATACGTTTCCGCATAGCCATTTCCAGATCGATGGTCGGTTTAAAATCGGCAATCTGTCGTTTGAGTTTGTCCCATTCCAACAGTTCCTCGAGGCTCGGTTCAGGTTTAATAATTTCTGCCATGTCGTTCTCCTTGTTAATAAATGCAATGTTAGCATTGCAAGCGTAAACCATCAAACTTACCGAATCGTGATGGCGAAACACTTACCACTAAAACCGTAATCCTTCAACGCAACGGCAGACGGGATTTCCTTCAATTGCCCATTGGTGCAAAGATTACGGATGGCACCATCGAATGCGTTATTAAAGCCTAGCTTGTGGCTGGTGAACGAATTCACGCGCTGGACCTTGCGCTGTAAGTACGTGCGCGACACCACGCCACGTTTGTGCATGTCCTTGGGGACAGAATACCCCGGCGGGATGCTTGCCGCCTTGCAGTAGTCAATGCAGATTTGTACCAGCTTTTCTTCGCGTTGAGTGTCACCCGTACCAACGTCGCCGTTTTTGAGTTTGCGGGTCATGTTGTCGATGTCGCGCTGTACGACCATCAAAGCCCATTCGATGTGGTCAAGCGTCATTACGGGGTCCTGGGGATTGTCGAATGTGGCAAGCGACGAACCCATACGCCAAGCCTTCAACTCTGCACGGCTCCACATTTGAATCTGCGAATCATCATCCCGCAATGGCCCGTTTATGAGGTCGTCGCAGTGTTGGGAGAATTTGCGCAGATACGCCCGTGCCTCTTCCGTGCATTTTACGAAGTAAGGGCCCGCGCCATCTGCACCCGCAACAAGCCAAGACAATGCAGTTAATAGGTGCGGCGGTATCGGCAGCTTGGGATTCAGGTTCAGAGGAGGGCGCAGACCTTCGTAGGAGATCATAACGAACCGCGAAAGGAAACCATCTTGCATCATGGAAGTGGTCAGCGATTCGTTGAACGTGTCGGGCGTAGTCTCGCCAACCATGCTGTATGCAACGCCTGTAACCGAAGCGGTATTCTTTTCCTTGTCGCTGTACCCTAACCCGCCAACAACTGAATTTGTGGACGACTTGGAATAGTAATTCGTCATTGCGGTGCGGATCATTTGCGTCGGTGCCGGCGCGTTGTCGAGCGCCAACAATTTCAGCTTACGCCCGAATTCCCCTGTAACGTTGAGGAAGCAATTCTTTTCGGTAACCGCCTTCATCAAAGCCTGCCCCGATGCGTACTCACTCATATCCACGTATTTCGCAATCGAAGCGTTATACCCGCCCGACATCATGGAATGGAGTACATAATTAATACTATCGTGCATCCCTTCCTTACCTACGCCAGATCGGGCAATCAAAACAAAGTAATTATTTAAACCCGAATCGGATTCCGTCTTATACGCCTTACCCGCAATACCCGCCAGCAGACCCAGGACGGAAATAATAGCGACCTCGGGAACAGGGCGCCGCAGATTCTGGTACAGCACATAAGCGAGATTGCCCGCATTCCCAGGAGGCCATGGCAAAGTCGTTTCAGCGTTACCCACCTCAGGTACCACGTAATCGTCAGCAGCGCTCACCTCAGGCGGATTAATTAAGTTAGTCTCACCCGCATTGATCGAAGCAATCAAAGCCTGGGAGCCCGACATCATCGCAGCAGCCATAGCCTGCCCGTGCGCAATCGCAGCCCGTTCGTCCATCTGACGACGGCGAATAGGCGCCAAGCATCGTTTCGTCAGGTACGCATCATTCTTAGTCGCCTTGTCGCGCTTACCCAACCCACTACTGCGGAACAGTCGCAAGCACTGCGCATCGTTATCCGTCACAAACGCAAACATGGACATCAACGCAAAATCAGCCTCAGACTGCGACGGGTACCCGAACTGGCTCCAGTTGCCTGCGTACAGTTCCGAAAACTTCGCGCCATTCTCTTGCGAGGATAACTGTTCGACCAGTTCCATATCCTCTTTGCTTTGCTCACCGTCCACCCAGTCGTCGGCGTCAGCGTGCGCGTCCAAAGTCTCCATCTGGGAAACCATATTGGAAAGCATGTCCTGCCGGTCGAGGATATCGCTTTGCACATACACGTTACCCGTGCAGACAATAAACCGCTCCTGACTATAAACCTCAATCCCTTCGCGCTTGCGACCCATGCCGATATTCGCCAGCAGCCAAATGTGGACACCTTTACCCGAAGTCGATACCTCGGTGTAACTACTGAACGATTCGACAATCGAAGCATATCGCGCCAACTGTTCAGGCGTCGTCCACTTCTCAGGTTTATCGGGAAGGTTATCAGCATCCTTAACGTCCAAGTCAATGACGCTATAAGGATCATTGGCACTTAGAACAAAGCCGATACCCCAGCCCCGTGCAATCGCAGCATCGCAGGCATTCTGGAACGTCGTCCATGTTGTCGGATCGTTTGATTTCGCTTTCGTGCCATGAACAGTCATCGGGACTTTCATTTGTCCCAGTTCGTTAGGCCCTGCTAAACACCATTGAGGTGTCCAAATCAATTCTGTTGGTATGTTTTCCCAGAGTTCAGACATTGCGCCGCGCCTCAATAGTTTTCTTCCACAGTTTGACATGCTCGGCAACTTGTTCGCGTTCATAGAACACTGCCAAACCATTCATCAAGATAATGGGATCTTTGAGGCGACCCGAGCGGCGTGCGGCAGATAGCGCCGTGCGGCTAATCCCCAGGTCGCGCATGATTTCCGTGGAGGAAATGTATGTCGCGTTAAATCGTTCTTGCGCTGTCATATCAGATTCCTTATTCAAGACATGCACTATATTACAACCTTAAACTGCCAACAACCTACTGGCTACGCAGCCTCGCGTATTGCTTGCGCCGCGTTTCCACATATTCATCCCATTGCCGCAAGCTGTCGCGTTTCTGTGCTTGAATGGTCTCAATGTAGGTCGTCCAGTCCGTTCGGGCTTGTGCGCGGTTTCTGATGGCTTCGCGCCACAGTGTATTCGCTTGTTCGATTTCTTCGGACGCAACGGATGGCTTTTTGGGTTCAGGGTCGATCGGTGTTTCTTCGTTCACGGGGCGTTGTATCGCATCGTCGGAACCACCCTCGCCCGTTTGTGCATACCGTGACCACATGATGTCTTCAAGCGCTGCCCTGTTGATATAACGCATATCAGGACGGTCGGCGAGTTTGTCGATTGCGACACACTTGGCAATCATCGTAAGCATTTCGGTACATTCAACAGGGGGCATGATTGTGCCCATCATCTTGGACACTTCGTTGATGCAGGACATATCGCCTGCGTTGTACTTGTTGAACCGTTCGCGTCGTTGCAAGTGATATATAAGCCACTCGGTTTCGTCGGGAGTGAGGTCCTTAACGGCTTCTGGCTTCCAATTGGCCGATGCAATATAGCTGGCAAGTAGCTCAGGGGATTTGTATTTATCGCGTAAGTTGGCAAGGTCTGTCGTCATATTTCCTCCAGTAGTAAGGTTAGGCTGTGGATAACTATTTTATCGCGCAGGAAAAATAATACAAGCGTTAGCAAGGGTTCGTAGTATGCATTACAGCTTGTAATACAACTTTAGTAAAATTAGCGTTTATTCTTTAGAGTACCCGTGAAACTTTATTTTTTCGTAGAAAAAAAAGTTTTTTTAGGGGGTACACCCCCCTCTAAAGTAATAACCAAGATAATTTTTTTTATATTCTCCTATGAGAATAGGTTTATTCTTGGTGATCGCAAAAGTCCGTTTCTGTGGGTAACTTTGTGAATAAGTTCGGGATAACTATACCTAAGTCCTTGATTATAAAGCGTTATTTTTTAGTGGGTTGCTTTATCATTAACAGGTTTCCCGCGGATTTGGCGGTATTTATGTGCGGTTCCATGTGGTCACCATATCAATCCATCGGCTCTGCACATTGGCACAACAATTGGCGTGCCTAGCATGATATTATTTGTTCGTGCTGATGGGGACCATTGAAACGCGAACCTGCACCTTGACGCCTGTTCCGTAACTGCAAAGTATCGGAAGCAGGATACGCCCGCCCAAGGGCTATGGTAGCAATCTGAATTGTTGGGACTATCGGGCGCGCCTGCCACTCAAACGAGGCGACTAAATATAAAGCCTGCGTACTGCACGAATGCGCAGCCGTCAATGTGCAGATTGACGACTTGGTTAGGGATTCGTTCCTTGGCACTACGCGATACCCTGGGAAGGATGCCGCGTAACTTGATTAACGAGGAGGGGTGATTAACCGCGAGGATGTCAGCCCAATTCCAACCAACGAAAGGTTAAATATGGATAACGAATTCAGGCCATACGATGCGCACGAATGTACGCTTGCAAAGCTGCCTCGCGTGATCGATGTTATTTTCAAAGACAATGGCCGCAAGGATGGCGTTTTCGCAAATACCCTTGCATGGCGTAAGGGCTCCACCCACGTTGCACAATGGCGCCCTGCGCAGAATCATTTCCTTTGCCAGCGTTGTGACGCGCTTGTGAAAATTGACGAATTGTGCAAATGCCAGTTCCCACCTAAACGTACCACCGAGGAAATTAAAAAAGTGATTACTAAAGAATTTATGGCAACAAGCCAAGAGGACCGCGACAACATGCGCGCCACATACCAAAGCGGCCGCAACTTAGTGCGCCAAAATGGAACCGCGGAACTGTTGTCGGCACATACCGACACCCCGTTGTCAAACATGCTACGTGGCTGGGGTGTGGATCTTGAAAAAACCGAAGTTGCCTTACACCTCGAACAAACCAACAAGCAACCGCTGGAAGAAAAGATCCGTGACCTCGAGGCGCAGTTGGCGTTTGTTCGCAGTTCACCTCACATAACCCGCTCCGAATCGGAAGCGTTTCGAGCCGTCGCAGCAGCGCTGGATAATATCGTGCCAGGTTGGGAACAGCACGAAAGCGCGACGTATGGCGGTGCAGCAGTTGCGGCGATTAACGAACTGGCGAAAGTTCGCATGGGAGCGCCTGCGCAAATGCTGCCTACGCCAGCAGCGATGTACCCTGAGCCTCATGTGGTCACTAAACCGCCACGCAAGCACAACCACTATTATCGCCCATTCCCGTTCGACAGCATCGACCCTTATCGCCTGGGTGTCGTATATGACATCAAGGATCCTAACGTGTTCCATGCGCTTAAAAAGCTAATGGTGCTGGGCGGTCGTGGTGCGAAAGATGCCGCGCATGATGTGCAGGACGTAATCGACACGATGGAGCGCTGGAAGGAAATGCGCGAAGAGGAAGCGAAGGTGGTGCAATGAAAGCGGGCCTTATTATCGGCGCCCTGCTGCTGATGGGTTGCACCGAGGACCTGCGCGGGAGTTACATTTGCTCACCCGAGGAAACTGTGCGCGTGCGTGACGATGTTTTGTGGGAACACAAAAGCCTGGGCACCGATCCTTTTTACGCATATAACATGGCGATTCGTCGGTACTGCAAAAAGGTGCCGCAATGAAAATACTAATTATTGTCGAGCCATGCGATAAGGTCCAGGCAGTAACAGTCCCAGGTATCGATGTGTATTACGCACGCGTGGACCGCAGTCGTTCATACTGGTGGCACGATTTCTCCGGTATGCAGTTTCACGCCGTCATTGGGCTGGAGAAGGTTCCTTCCATTGCTCAAGATTATTTGTCGGCACGCGTGCGCGCTGCTATTGTGTAGGGATAAAAGGGGGTGCCATGAAAGTTTTTAAATATCCAGTCAAGTTGCGGGAATGCGTTATTTTGCTGCCTCGCGGTGCAAAAGTTTTATCCCTAGCCGTGCAGTTCGGTATGCCAATGATGTGGGCGAAGTGTGACCCCCGACGCTCCGCTGGACCCTGTTCGCATTGTCGCGCTGTTGACGGGCGAAGATGTGCCCGAAGGTAACTGGGACTTTGTGGGCACGACTTTGCTCGAAGGTGGTAATTATGTGCTGCACGTATTCATGGAGGATCGCGGGTATGAGTTCTGATCTACAGCCGCACCAGCAACGGGTCGTGGACGAATTCAACGACCTGGATTCCAAGATAGCGAAATTGTCCACATTCATTTACGGCAATATTTACAAAACCTTGCCAGGGGATGAACAGCGCCTATTGAGCGTGCAGCTGGTACACATGCAGGGATATCGCCGGATCCTAAATATGCGGATTGCGTTGTTCCAGCAGTGACGATTAATGTGGTCATGTATAAATGCCACACATTAGTGCGTTGATGTGTAATTAAAAGGAAATGCTTGCGTTTCCTTTTTTATTGGCATAATGTAACTACATCGACACACATTAACCAGGAGAAATAAAATGAACGTAACTGCCACCACCGGATACAAAGCAATCGACGCCTTCACCGGCGAGGAATTCCCAGCGTACGTGCTGCGCGGCGTTGGCCTGATCGACGCACGCACTGGAAAGCGCGCCGACTGCCCAATGGGTGTTAAAACCATACCACTGACCCGGGAGAAGTTTGAGGCAATGTGTGATGCACTGGGTTGTAATTAAGGAGCCGCAAAATGACCAACCTCGAAACCCAAGGAATCCCAGTCGGCATCGCAATAGAAGCGATTTTCAACGCGTGCCGCGCAAACCCGAACCGCGAACCCAAACTAGGCGTGACGTTTCGCCCGCTGGTAACCGGCGATCACGAGGCGACATTGCGCGACATCGCGGGGATCGTTGTCGCCATCGCGCATGTTGACGAATCCGACGTTTAAACAACATTTCGCGCAGATCCTTGCACAGTTGGAAAACGCTGTTATAATGTAGTCACTGGGGCGCGAAATCTAAGTACCGCCCAGTGACGAAAGGAAACGAGAAATGAAAAAACCACCAATGACGTTGAGCCAGCTGGCCGACGCAATCGAGGAAGTAAAATCCATCGCTGATTACATCAAGGATCTGAATGCGCGTTACACTGCAATTCTCGCCGCTGACGATGCAAGCGTGGAAATTGCGTTCGAGGGGTTTGTGTTCCACGCTGCGTCTGACGACGTTCTGGAAATGATCTCCAAGGAGATGAATCGCCGCACCGAGGTGCTTTGCGCCTGCTGCCACGACCTTAACCTCGACATCAACAAACTGATTTAATAAAAAGCGGGCATCTAAATGGTGCCCGCTTTCCGTTGTAAAATGTGCATTTACTTACTGGAGAACATCATGCGCCAAACTTGCCACTTTCAGCATCAACAGCCCGTCCTGTTTAACCTGCACAGCTACACCGCGGCGAACGTCATCGCTGGCCGCATTAGCGACACTGTGACGCCCGTCCATTCACTTCCGGAACTTGCACACCTGATCGAAAGCCTCAGCGCTTACGTGCCGATTCCTGAGGGTCTGTCGGGCTTCCGTCTGGACATGGTGAACTACGCAGAAACCCATCCTGTGTTCAGTATTGAACTGGTGGGGAATCATTTGCCAATCCACAATGTCGGGATTCAATTATGAGCCTCGAAATCTCAAATTTGCTCCCTGGCACGATTTGTCAGGGGTCCAGTAATGCCGCGTGGTCGAATATCTACACGTACAAGGTTATCGACACCGTGCAACTCCAGCATTTGGTTACGGAATACACAAAGGCTCCTGTAATGGGTTCTGGTCGCGTGCGTGCAGACGTATGGGCTGATATTCTGGAACTTGTAGGCCAATGATTAAAGGGCGAATTATGAACACCTCATTTTATTCCGTTGAAGGAAAGCATCCGATGGACAAATTATTTGCGCCTTGCCTCGCGGCGTTCGCGTGCGGCATCATCGTGGGTGCGTTGACCACACTGGCGCTTGTTTCCGTCGTCGCGCCGATCGTCGTCAAGGTTCCCGTCAACGCCATCCCGTTGCAAAAGGTTGGCGAAGATATGACCGAAGCCTGTACAGCGTGGTGGACGGGTTCGAGCGATTTAACCGCGGTCCGTTCGCGTTTGTGCGGGGTGAAGAAATGAAAACACCTGCCGAACTTGAAAACTACCATCGTGGCTGGATGGAGAAGCATCTGGCGAAAGCGAAGGAGCATGAGGATGCCCTGGCTTTGATTCATCAATTAAACAGCGCCGCAGTGACGTTACTGGGCAAGCTGGCGGAAGTGGAGGCCGCACCTCCTCCAAGCGCCACGGTCAACGAAGTGATTGGCATTCCAACGATGGACCTTGTTCGATTGGCAACCCTACTCGACAACGATCCCGGCATGATTAAAGTGATGTTTCGCGGTCAGGTGTTTTCGCGTGATGCGATTGCGGACGAAGTTGCTAAACGTCGGCGGGAGGCTTAATCATGCCATGCCACGATACAGGGAAGGTCATCACATTCCGTCGGCCTGACACAATTCTCGGCGCAAGCCTGACAGCTATCAGCGTAATCGACGGCTTGCTGGAGTACGTGCGACTGGAGATCGGTGCGCCATCGATTCATGTGGTCAAGGAAATGCTACAGATATCGGACGCAGGGCTTAGTCGCTGCCGTCACGATAAGGCCTCATTGCCTGAGCATTGGATTATGCGGATGCACGAATTATCCGGCATTCCAATTCGGGAACTGCGCGAAGCCTTCAACATTCCCGCTATTGTCGCGCCGCATCCGCGTGCCAGGGGGAATGTCGCAGATTTGCGAAAAATCAAAATAACGGTTGACGGTCCTACGCGTGCGGCGAGATAATCAAATCCTCGAAAACACACGTAGGAGTAGAAAATGAAAAAGTTAGTGATTGCTGCCGCGAATAGCCTTTCCGCCAAGTGCGTGAAGGAAAGCGCATGGATGGGTGTTTCCAGCGAAGTACAAACCTCCGAAGGTCTTGTTGAGATTTGCGCAAAGATGGTAGTAAATAACACCAGCCGTTTCGGCACTGGTGCAAACTTCGCACGCCTGACGTACAAACTCAACGGGCAGCGCGTGACCGTCGCAGCTTTGCACAAACTTCTGGCCTAAGGAGATCGACATGGAAACCCAAGAAAACAAGATCCTCGCACGCATCCGCAAAATGATGGCGTTGGCAAACGACGCCGCCGCGTCCGAAGGTGAACGTGACAACGCGCTGCGCATGTCTTACAACCTGCTGGCAAAGTACAATTTGTCTATGGTTGATGTCGAAAACGCAGTGCCTCAGGAGCGACGCGACGAATTCCAAGCCATCATGGTCAGCACGATCTGGTCCAAGAATTGCGCCAACATCATCGCTAATCTGTTTTTCTGCAAATACTACAGCATGGGCAAAGTCAACTCCTGGAAAGGGTACCACGTATTTGTCGGCAAGGAGTCGAATGCAACGACGGCCATGGTTCTGACCGAGTATGTAATCACCTCGATCCTCAAGGAGGCCCGCAAGCTGTATAAGGATGATTCGTGCCCTGCCGCACGTTCGTTCGCGTTGGGTGTCGTCGCAAAGCTGCGCGAACGAGTCCGCGAGATAAAAGCCGCTGCATCCGCATCAGAATCGACTACAGCGCCCGCAAACGCGCTGGTGCTGACGAACCTACACGAAAGCGAGGCAAACGCTAACAGCGCGTTAATCTTGGCTCGACACGGTGAACTGAAAAAGGGCAAAGCCGGCAAAGGAATTACGAACGGCGAAGCCTTCGGCGCTGGTAAACAGTTTGGATCCAAGATCAATCTGGCACCTCAGGTGGGTTCCACTAAAAAGGCAACACTTGCGCTAAATTAAACTTTACGGGTCAATCCGGTGGGTGTATAATCTTTATATCGAATCACTCACCGGAGAAAAAAATGTTTAAACCGACCGCCGCTCAGATCGAAACCGCCATCATCGAAGTCCTCGAAGATCGTATTTTCCGCAAAGGTGCGCAAGTAATCTCCGTTGATGTTGTGCGCGCCAATCTGTATCGCAAATTTAAACAGACCATCGACTGTGCAGCGATTCACGCCGAAATGAAAACGTCCCACCTGCTGAACGAGTTGCCACACAACGCGTTCGCACCTGCAACACATTAACACCCACTACTCGAACATCACGCGAAAAGGAAACACATCATGTCTGCAACTTGGTCCAACTATCAAAACGCCATCTTTGACTTCGCCCAGCACGGGCAAGGTAACGCAATCGTGGAGGCTGTCGCAGGCTCCGGCAAGACCACGACCATCGTGGAAGCAATCAACCGCATCCAAGGATCCTCGATTTTCCTCGCCTTTAACAAGTCGATTGCCGAGGAGTTGAAAACGCGAGGCGTCAACGCACGCACGTTCCACAGCTTGACCTACTCGCCTGTCACGCGTGCGCGTATGACTAACAGCGTGGAGACCAACAAGCTCCGTCACCTGACGAAACAAAACCTGTCCCAGGACGATGATTGGATTTATGGCCAATTCGCTGCGCGACTCGTAGGCCTCGCACGCCAAGTCGGCATCGGTTGCCTCGAAGCGGACGACGAGTCGGCGTGGTATGACATCATCCAGCATCACGATCTGGAACTGGAAAACGAAAGGGCAGAAATGCCGCGGGCTGTTGAGATTGCCCGTAAGTTGTTGATGTGGTCAAACGCATCGAACCTCGTGGACTTCGATGACATGCTGTATTTTGCCGTTAAGGATGGAATCGTGCTGCCGAAGTTTGACTTTATTTTCGTGGACGAGGCTCAGGACACGAATGCCATCCAGCGTGCGATTCTGCGCAAGATCATGCACGCGCACACGCGTATCATTGCGGTGGGTGACCCTGCGCAGGCTATCTATGGTTTCCGCGGTGCCGATAGCAACAGCCTTAACCTGATCGCCGAGGAATTTAACTGCACGCGGTTCCCGCTGACCGTGTCGTATCGCTGCGCGAAGTCTGTCGTTAATCACGCACGCAAGTGGGTTTCGCACATTGAGCCGTGCGACGATGCACCAGAAGGCGAAGTATTGGACCTGGGGTATAAATGGGATCACACTGCATTCGGTATTGACGACCTCGTGGTATGTCGCAACACCAAGCCACTGATCCAGCTTGCCTATCGTCTGCTGAAAGCACGCGTGCCTGTTAGCGTAATGGGCCGCGAAATCGGGCAAGGGTTGAAGGTCCTCATTAATCGCATGAAAGCCAACGGCGTCGATGACCTCGAGCTAAAACTGGAAGCCTGGGCCATGCGCGAAGTCGATAAGGCCATCGCTAAACAGCTGGACAGCAAGGCTGACGCGGTCCAAGACAAGTGCGATGCTATTCTGTGCCTGCTGCATAGCATGGACGAGGAAACCCGCACTATCGAGGCGCTGCTAGCTGTCATCGATTCGTTATTCACGGATGGCGGTCGCCGCTTGAAACTCGCAACGATTCACAAAGCCAAAGGGCTCGAGGCTTCGCGGGTGTTCTGGCTTAATAGCCCCCTCTGCCCTGCAAAGTGGGCGAAGCAGGAATGGCAAAAGGGTCAAGAGATTAACCTCTGTTACGTCGCCGCGACCCGCGCCAAACATACCCTGGTCCTGATTGAGGACGGTAAAAAGGCGTAAATTGTTTTCAACCTGCGAGGGTGCTAATATGCAGCATCCTCGCCCAACTGGAGATTTAAAATAATGGGTCGTAAAACTGATGCCGAATTGGTTGCGGAATATTTGGGCACCTTGGGAGCCACGGAGCAATCGTCGGGGCGTATGGGTGGCGTGGTGTATCGCACATTTGTGGCACCTGAATCGCTCAACCTGTATTTGGCGCCAAGCTGCAAAATACGCCGCGGTGATTCGCTCGAGGATTCCAAACTGGCTGATATCTCTTTTGCCAAAATGCTAATTCAGCAAGCGAAGGCCTGGGCGACTCCAATTCCAGACGACGAGGACTCCGCTGCCAACTCCGAAGGAAATTTAAATGTCCACGACGTTATTGATTCCGCCTGATTCGACCGACGGGCGCGTTACCACATTGGTCGCAAATGGTACGACCTACTCCTCCACGCAGGGTGTTCCCGTTTCTGCGGGTGCTGCTGACGCGTCGGTTTTGTTGGCTAACGGTTGGCAATACTTCCAAGGTGTATGTAGTAACACTCCGTTTATTGCCTCGCCGGGCAACCCTAAAACGTTTCAGGTTTTTGACGGGTTTGCCGTCACGGTACAAGGTGACGTAAATTCCACAGGTTCAATTCTGCGCGTAGGTGATGGATCAGTGTGGGCAATCTCGCAAGGCGGGCCGATCACAATCGCAGCGGTGCAAGGTATTCAGACCTATGTGGTCACCTCCACGGCGGGTAATATTTCCATTGTCGTGCAAAGCGGCGATTCGCAAATGGCGCCCAGCGTGCCCGGTAATTATCTCGCCCTGAATCGTCTGGCGTCGGTTCCCGTTTTGCCGTTCGGGCATTTGCCAGACGGGACCTATTTGTGTTCGGATGGTCCTAACGGTGATTTCGTTCGCAAGCTCTATGCCTACGATGGTGACATCACGCAAGCCCCTGCCGGCGGGACTATAACCGCAATTAACACCTGGAATTTTTCCATATCGAATGGTGTTAATTGCCCTAAATCAGCGGATGGTACGATCAACATGGGCGGGAGCGGTACGACTATTCGCATTGCCAAGGTTTTAAATTCGGGAGCCATTCTTGTGGGTTCGGGTGGTGCAACGGCGGCAACTCTTGTCGCGGGCGGTGCCGCGGGTAACTACTCTTCCAACCTTATGTTTTGGCGCGCATCGCCAACCTCGGCGACAAAATACGCGCTGGGTAATGATTTAAATGGTACGAACGGTCGCGCAGTATTGAACTTGGGCGCGTCGGACGGGCTCAGTAACACGATGGTGCAAAACGTTCGGATTCTGCATCAACGCTCCGTATGTGAGGCCAAGGTCCAAGACCCAAAAGGGTCGCCTTATGTTTACAAGGTTCTTGTTGCCGAATACAACGTTAACGGATCACGCACTCCGGGTGGTGCCAATGACGCCGTTCGTTTGTGGCAGTCGCTGGATGACGGTTTGACCTGGTCGGCGCTGTTGACCTTTAACACAAACGGCACGCACCTCATTAACCACATGCACGCCGTAATCCAAGACCCAAGCTCAGGCCTTATTTATATCCTGACAGGGGACAATGACGCGCCCACGGAAACCACTTCGCAGAATGCGATTATCGTATGGGACGGGGTGAGTGCTGCGCCTGTAGCAAATTCCACATTTGCGCAAATTGCAGCAACACCTGGCTGGAATTGCATTTACGGCAGTGAGTTAAACCGCTGCGGCGACCTCGTGTTCGGTGAGCAATTTGTGTTTGGCTTGCTTGACTGCGACAACGAAAAAACTATCGGATGGAACGACGCCTATAGTTCGATCACGATGGACAAAAAATTGGCGTGGCTTAGCGCGGGCAACCGTTTGGAACGGCAGGATGATATCCCACCTTTGATCGGAGTCACACTGCGAAAAGAGTCGCGGCGAAATATTAAAGCTACGGCAGCAAGTGCGACGATTACTTGCTGGTCCCATCGGTTGCTGTCTAAACAGCAGGTGTATGTCACCTCCTCAGGGGCGATTCCGTCACCGCTGCAAGCCAACACGCCCTACTATTTTATTTCCACGGGTGTTGACACGGGCACGCTTCGCGCAACTCCTACCGGTCCTGATATTGTGATGGCTGATGCAGGGTCCGGGAATGTTGGCATAGTTATCGACAAGGGCGCCAAAGGTGGATTCGTGTATGGGTCGCTGCGTACCCAAGGTACCGCAACAGTGAATGAGCCCTATCATCATTTCTGGACCTCACCTAATGGATCGGACTGGGCCTACGCGGCGCGAACTCGCAATTACAACACCGGGCAAACTTCGTCCATTCGTAATTTCTGGCAAGACAAGGCTGGTAATTTGATAGGAGCGGCGTCCTACGCGGAAGGTATGGACTTTATATCGGGCACCGCACATTCCGGGTCATGCGTTGTTATGCAAGCCGTGCGAACCGCTAACCCGCCCGCAGTAAACACCTACGACTAGCGCGCATTAACTTAATCAATAAGGAATCCAAAAATGCAAACCATTCTCCTCGTTCCACCAGACTCGTCCGATGGTCGCGTCACTTCGTTAAATGCAAACGGTACGGTTTATTCGTCAACGCAGGGCGTGCCGGTTAAAGTTCCACTGGCGGATGCTTTGGTCTTGTTGTCTAACGGTTGGGCAATATATCAGGCTCTTGCTAGTTTGGCGCCAACACCGACAGGCATCCCTGCAACGGATTTTGCGTTGCTGCGCGATTTCATTAATAACCAACCTGCTGGCGCAAAAATAACGCTGGCGCAAGGTGCGACTTACAATATTTATTCCGGAGCCGTGCGCCTGAAGGCGGGGCAGGTGCTGGATATGAATGGAGCCACTTTGAAACGTGCGCCACAACTTACAACCACGACTACTGCGACCCTAAGCGCTGGCGCGTTTTCTGTGGCGGTTGCGGACATCACGGGTTGGCAAGTAGGTATGTCCTGCAATATTAAAGGGCTCCGGCAAGGTGACGCGACGACCAGCTTAATGGTATATCTTCAAACCAACAACAATCAAGCCCTGGCTATTCAGACAATCACACCCGGCCCAGGTACCACGGGGACCTTTACTTTTGAAGGTGTCACATACGGCTTGGCTCTAATCTCAGGCAATGGTGTAATCGATACCCTTGCAGCAGGTGCAACTATTGCAACGATGGGTCCGACCTTGGACACATGCAGCCGCGCATCGGGTCAGCCTGTTTACGTCTACAATGGCACGATTGATGGTAATGCCTCCAATAACCTGCTTAATCGCCGTTGGGAATGCACCTCTGAACTGCGCACGGCCAATACTGCGGCATTCTTTTATAACATCACCATCACAAATGCGCCAGGGGAAGGTGTTGTAACTAATTCGAGCTACTCCCGTTTCCGTGATATCAATGTGTTGAATTCGCAGGGTAACGGGGTCCACTTGAATGGCTGGTCCAACGATAATTTCTTTACGGATATTTACATCGATGGTAGTAATTTTGATTATACCGTGGCGCATACCAATGGTGGATTTATTCTGTCAAATAACTGCTACCGCAACAAAATCAAAGGTCTAACGGTTAAAAACTCCCGCAATGGCGGGCTGGCCTCTATCGATTCTCCAGATAACGCCATGTTGGAGGTTGATAATGTGCGGATCGAAAATTGCTGGGGTCCTGCAATCGGGCTATACGGTAATGTTACCGGCCCGGCTTCCGATATCACTATCACAGATTGCCGTGTGAGAAATTCGGGTACAAGTTACATAGGTATGGACACCACAGGTAGTGCGTCAGTGTCCCGCGCCCGTCGGTTGCACATCGAGGCCGATTTCATTAACTCGCTAGTGCAAGTAAGCGGGGTTAAGGATAGTGATATTACGATCCGAAGTTACCACAGTGACAGCGCAACATTAACGGCGACTAATTTGGCGGCAGGTCGTACCAGCAATTTTAGCGGAGTCATTAATGCAAGCTCTATGGGTGACTCTGCTAATCTGCAACTGGGTGGCACTTTGATTAGCTTGGTGGAAATCGGGGTTAGTGAAAGGACCCGCTTTGATCTGATAAGCGTGGACGAATCTCCCACCCCTTTAACCAGTACATGGGCAGTATCGACTCGCAGTGCCACTGACGCGGGCGGGCCACATTTGGATTGCGAGGTTAATGTGCGCACCAAGGGTGGTTTTAATGGTATCTCGTGGCAAGGCGTTATGCGCCGTTGCAAGGGGTCGCTAAAGGCTCGTGAATGGCGCGGAGCAGGTAACGGAATTTACTTGATTTTATCCTCCAACGCGGCCAATAACGTGGCGTTTCCAGCCGCCACTACAGGGGCTGTCATTGGCGCAACTGTGGCCGCGTTGGGCAGTGGTGGTGCCTCGATCCGAACGCAATACGCACTAAAATTCACTGGCGGTACTCCTACGGTAAACGCCGTAGGTACATTCTGCGTGGAAAACGGCGTACTAGATGATGCCAGTATTCAGATCGACCGCGGTGGGTCGTATGCCACGGCGCCGACACTGGATTTTTCCAATGCCACATGGACCGTCGCTCCTGTGGCAACCACCACCCTCGGCGCACAGGAAAACTATACCACTAGCGAAGGTAACGACTTCCAGCTGGAAGCCTACCACGCCAATCAGCCAAGTGGGTCCAATGCGATTCGATTCCGGCAAAATACAGCTTCCAACGATGGGGCTGGAAATAGCTGGTCGTGCCTTCAGGCAAAAATCGTTGTGGACGCCGTGGCTGGTGCTTGCTCCGGTTTTACTGACACAGGTACAGCGACCCACCATTTAAATCTGGCGGATATTAAAGTCTACGGTCCCGCGTCCAGTTTTAATGAGTTGATTTTGGCAAACCCTGCAACGATTGGACAAGGTAAGCTGGGCGACATTGGAACAACGAAGGCCTCAGGTATTACAGTAGGCGCGAACTGGGCGTTACCTTTTGGCGCAACGACCACAACCGTGGTTCAGCAAATAACCCCTTAAGGTATTTAGGTTGGACACACATCCTCCTGTTATACTAACCCTTTAACGGGAGGATGTATGAAAGCATTAGGTGGAATGTTGGTCTTGGTAGCGTGCTGGGCCGCGGCGTTTATTGCCGCTGGTCTGATCGCCAAGGTTGCGTATGTCGCGGTATCGTTTGGCTGGAGGCTTATCTGATGGCGATTCATGTGGTCAACAAAGGGAAAAACGGTGAGCGCGAAGTGGTGCAAATGCTCGTGGCAGTGCTGGGCAATATCATCCGCGAAAACGAATTTCCGCAGGAGACGGTCGATGCGTTGCAAGGCGTTGTGCAGCGCAACCAGAACCAATCGGCAGTAGGCGGTTCCGATATTTCGTTGTTCGGTCTGGCGATTGAAGTTAAACGGCAGGAAACTCTGTGCATACCTGCGTGGTGGGCGCAAGCTGTCAAATCAGCGGCGCGAAATCAGGACATCCCTGTATTGATTTACCGGCAGAATCGCAAGGCTTGGAAAATCATCATGGACGGTTTTCTGCCCGTGGGTTCGGGCGGGGCAAGTTTCGCACGCGTTGAAATTGAATTGGAAGATTTCTTGATTTGGTTTAAGAAATTGGCAATTCTTAAAATCCAAAACGGGGAGATTGATCGTGCGTGATTCCAAGGAGTACGTTGCACGCCGTCTGGAGTTTCAACGTGAGGCGCTGCGTGCACATGTGTGGCAGTCCTGCATGAACTGCGAGCACTTTAAAAAGCAGGAGGAGCTTTGCACGGTCTATAAGGCTCGTCCCCCTGCTCATGTCATTGCTGTGGGATGCACTGAATACGAATGGGAGATTCCATTTTGATAACTTACGAATTGACAGGCGGCCCTTGGAATGGGGGTCGTTTGCAACTAGATACGTTGGCCACAAATGTGCTGGAGTTTGAAACCCGTACTGGCCGCGTTTGTGGTCGGTACGTCGTTGCGGCCATGCGCTGGCATTCTGGGAAAACTGTCCACGAAAAACTTGATTCGCCAAAGCCTTGCCCCTTATACTGTACGCAACACTTAGGGGAAGGCTTTGTTACCAATAGACGTACAATCGGAAGGATGGGGCAAGTTAGTAATGCCGCCAATATCCTATACTGACGCCGAGAAGGAATTGCGCGTCCGATTTGTTACGGAATACTTGTTTGATTATAATTCCTACCTCGCTTGCTTGCGTTTGGGTTTTAACGCTGGGTTTGCAACTGACTACGCCAAGAAATTCATGGAGGAGTCATTTGTCCGTCAGTTGATTAAACAGGCGGAAATCGATGCCGAAAACGACAACGCGGGCGAATCCAATAAACGTCGCATCATGGCGGCGCTGTTCAAGGAGGCGAACTACCATGGTGTCGGCAGTTCGCACGCTGCACGCGTATCCGCACTGGCTAAACTGACCGCGCTATACGGCATGGATGCAGCGACCAAAATTGAATCCAAAGTCACAACGACCAACACCCAAGCGGTACAATTCTACCTGCCCGAGAATAACCGATAATCATGGCTGCGTTTAAACAAATTTCCCCGATACTTGCCTGCACGGAAGATGATCCACATTACCTCTGGTTTGAATGCCCTGGTTGCAAACACATCCACGGCATTCATGTCGGCCCCGGTGAAGGTGTTCGTTGGACGTGGAATGGGTCGATTGACGCGCCGACCTTTCAGCCGTCCTTATTGGTGTCTTGGCGATTTAAATCTAGCGATGAAATCTGCCATTCTTTCATCACGGACGGCATGATCCAGTATCTGGGCGATTGCACGCACGAACTTGCCAACCAGACCGTACCTATCGCGGCATGGGGTTCCGGTGACTGAATCGGCCGAACAAATATACGGAGGCGTTCAGCCGATCATCCGTATCGGCCCACAACCTGGGCAGCAGGAAAAATATCTTTCGTCGGATGCAGATATTGCTATCTATGGCGGGGCTGCTGGTGCGGGTAAAACGTGGGCAACGCTGCTGGAGCCTCTGCGACACGTAACAAATAATCCCGAATTCGCGTGCGTGATCTTCCGGCGCAACATGCCGCAGATTAAAAACCCGGGCGGTCTGTGGGACGAATCGATGAAACTGTATCCGCTATGCGGAGGCGTTCCCGTTTCGAGTATTTCAGAATGGAACTGGCCGGAAGGCGGCAAGCTGAAATTCGCGCACCTTGACCACGAGTCCACAAAGCTGGACTGGCAGGGTTCCCAAATCCCGTTGATCGGGTTTGACGAATTGACCCACTTTACCGAATCGCAATTCTTTTACATGGTATCGCGTAATCGCTCCATGTGCGGCGTTCGCCCATACATTCGCGCAACGTGTAACCCCGATGCGGATTCATGGGTTGCCCGATTACTTGAATGGTGGATCGATCAAAAGACCGGCTTCCCTATCCCTGAACGTTCGGGCGTTGTTCGCTGGTTCATTCGCTTAAACGATGCCCTTATGTGGGGCGACAGCAAGCGCGAACTGATCGAAAAATACGGAATCCCGGGCCTGCCTGACGATGATCCGCTACAGGTTATGCCAAAATCCCTCACGTTCGTGCCGGGGAAATTGAGTGATAACCAAGCGCTGATGAAAGCCGACCCCGGCTATCTCGCCAATCTGAAATCGCTGCCGCTTGTCGAACAGGCGCGACTATTGGGCGGTAACTGGAAAATTCGTGCGGCTGCTGGTCTGTACTTCAAACGCGAATGGGTAAAAGTTGTGGACGCCCTGCCCGTCGAACTTGATGTGGTCAGATATTGGGACTTGGCCGCAACAGAAAAAACAGACTCCAACGACCCCGATTGGACCGTCGGCGTTAAGATGGGCAAAGATCGGAATAATGGGCGCATATACGTTATGGGTCGCGCCAAGGATCGTGCGAGTCCATTTAATGTTCGTACCATGATCTCCAATACGGCTGAGGCTGACACGCCAAACGTCCGAATCGGTATCCCTCAAGATCCAGGGCAAGCAGGTAAATCTGAGGCGCAAGACATCATTCGGTCAATGGGTAAATTTAACGTTCGGGCGCGTCGGGAATCGGGTGATAAAATCATGCGGTTCGGTGCGTTCAGTGCGCAGTGTCAGGCGGGTAACGTTTATGTCCTTCGCGGTTCATGGAATGAGGATTACTTTACCACATTGGAGGCTTTCCCATCGATGGCTCACGATGACGATGTGGACGCAAGCTCCGGCGCCTATGCTATGCTGACGGAAAACGAACAAGGCTTATTAGACTACTACCGGCAACAAGCGGAGGAGATGAAAGCTGCCACAGTTGAACAGGCAGCGAAACCTTCGGGTGGTGGCTTGATGGATTTTTATAAAAATTCTTAGAGGTTTTAAATGGACAATAAACCAGCCAAGCAATTTCTGGATCCCGGGATCGTGACGCGCATGGCGTCGGCTATCAAAAACACGCTATTCGGTCCCGCTGTTATCGATGACCGCAAAAGCTGGATGGGTCCGCAAAACCCGATTGCGCCGACTGCGACAGCGCCAGGGCAGCTTGAATCGCTGATCGGGCGTCAATTCGACTATACGCCGGGCTACAACCTGCGCACACGCCCTCGAACTGAGGAGGCGGTATCATTCGCTCAAATGCGAGCCCTTGCGGACTCGTGCGACATTCTGCGGCTTGTAATCGAAACGCGGAAGGATCAAATTGAGAAGATGAAATTCTCAATAAAACCGACCGACGACAAGGCGAAAGTTGATGACCGCTGCAAAGAGGTCGCGGACTTTTTAAAGTGCCCAGATGGCGAACATACTTGGCACGTTTGGGTGCGGCAGATTCTGGAAGAATTGTTTGTCACGGACGCGACGACGATTTATCCATGGCTCAACAACGACGGGACGCCTTACCGCTTTGAACTCGTGGACGGTGCGACGATTAAACGCAACATTGATCCGCGAGGTCGCACGCCAGCACCTCCTGAGCCCGCATACCAACAAGTCCTCAAGGGTATGCCGATGGTTAATTACACTATCGATGAATTGGTGTATATGCCGCGGAATAAGCGGGTTTATAAGGTCTACGGCTACAGCCCTGTGGAACAGATCATTATGACCGTAAACATCGCTATGCGTCGGTCTCTGCACCAACTGCAATATTACACCGACGGTTCGACGCCTGACCTGCTGTTCCAATGCCCTCCTGAATGGAACATGACCCAGATTAAAGAATTCAACGACTGGTGGACCGATGCGCTGTCGGGCAACACGGGCGCACGCCGCAAGGCCCAATTCGTACCAGCTGGCGTTGCGCCACTGAACACGAAAGAGGGCGTATTGAAGGACGAATACGACGAATGGCTGGCACGGATTATCTGCTACGCATTCAGTGTCAGCGCCCAAGCGTTCAACAAGCAAATGAACCGATCCACTGCCGAGACGGCACAGGAAATGGCGTTGCAGGAAGGTTTGCAGCCAATTATGATCTGGATTAAAAGTCTGATGGACATTTTGATCTGGAAATACTTCGGCTACAAAGATTTAGAATTCGGCTGGCAGGAAGAGGATTCGACTTCCGCGATGGATCAAGCCAAGATGGATGACATGAACCTGAAAAACGGTTCGTTGATTATGAACGAATTGCGCGCCCGTCGCGGTGATGAACCTATCGAAGGCGGCGACGAACCAATGGTCTTGACTGCAACAGGTTACGTCCCGTTCATCGCGCCCGAACCTGAGGAAGTTCCTCCACCATTGATGAATGCAGCGAACCCGGCGCAACCTATGCCAGGGCAACCTGTGGTCAACGAACCAGCCGCCGTGCCAGCAGCAAAGGAGACGGAAAAGCCGGTGGGAAAGTTGGAGAAGCGAAAGACAAAGAAGGTTCCGACAATCGACCGAAATCGAAAAGCGATTCGGCTGGCGCGTAAGCATCTGGCTAATGGTGTTCATGCTATTTTCCAATCGCAGCTTGCCAAGATAACGTCCAAGCTGGAGAAGATCCAGAAGGATATCAATCTCAACGATGACCCGTTAAAAGGGATTGATTGGGAGGGCTGGGAGGAATTTAACGACCTGTTTGGCCGTTCGCTGTCCCTGACCGCAAAATCGGGTGCCAATATGGCGTATGCGCAAATTGATATCGACAATCCCGAGGCGCTGGAACTTGCGAACACGGGTGCGATTGACTACGCAAAATCACGGGCGGCTGAACTCGTCGGCAAGCGCATCAACGATGATGGCGACATTGTTGATAACCCTAACTCCGAATATAGTGTCGATGACGCCACGCGGGAACTCATAAGGTCTGATATAACCACAGCGATGGAGGAAGGGTGGTCGGACGACGACCTTGCCGCAGCGCTGGAAGATAATTATGCCTTTAGTAGTGACCGTGCGATGACAATCGCACGAACTGAAACCGCATTTGCCGACACCAATGGGAACATGGAACTTTATTCGGCAAGCGGCGTAGTAGACACAAAAGAATGGATTGTCGGTGCGGAATGTTGCCCTGACTGTGCCGAAATTGACGGGCAAATCGTCGGGCTTGATGAAAAATTCATCGGACCTGATGGTGAGGAACTTGATTGCCCGCCAGCGCATCCTAACTGCCGATGCGATTTTATCCCCGGATTAAGTGAATCCACCGAACCACCAACAGAGGAGCAATGATGCGCCAATATTACGAAATTACCAAGGTTGACGAGGAAAAACGCATGGTGTATGGCTATGCGTCCACGGAGACCATCGACGCCCAAGGCGAGACCGTCACCAAGGACGCTATCAAAGCTGCATGGGACGAATACATGCAATTCGGAAACGTGCGCGAAATGCACGGCAACAGCGCTGCGGGCGTTGTTAAGGAATACTCTTTCGATGATAAAGGTGTATTCATCGGCGCGGAAATTGTTGATGACCAAGCATGGGCTAAGGTCGTCAAGAAGGTTTATAAAGGTTTCAGCATCGGTGGCAAAAAGCTGAAAGACGGTTTCGACAAGGTGACGAAAACCATCACCGGTATGAAACTGACCGAAATCAGCCTCGTGGATCGTCCTGCAAACCCGGATGCGCTGATCGAAGTTTTCAAGGCTGACGGTTACAATCTCGGCGACGACCCTGACCTGATCGCCGATGAACCCGAAGCCGAACCGGCTCCAGCGGTCGAAAAGGTTGATGCACCTGCCTTCGATCTGACCGACGAAACGCTGATTAAATCGGTGCTGGGCAGTGATCTGGCAAAAAGTCTGATCGGTGAAATGATTGCGAAAGCTGTCGCCGATGCCGCAACCGCCAAGGTTGAAGATGCGCCAGTCGTTAGCGACGAACCATCCGACCTGCGTAAGGCGTTCAAGGCGCTGCTGGTAACCGAGGGCGAAGATATCGCCAAGGGTGTATATGACATTTCGCGTTTCGCCGATGTCTTGTGCAGCATGGCATATCTGCAGGAATGCGCGTCCTACGAGGCTGCGCGTGAAAACGACGGCTCCAGCTTGCCACAGCAACTCGCCGACCTCGTGCAACAGGCAGGCAATGTGCTGCTGCAAATGGCGCAGGAAGAAATTGGCGAACTGATCGCAGCAATGAAGGCGCCCGACGGTACGCCAGCAGTTACGATCCTGACCGACGCCATCGCAATGTCGGCATACGCGGCCGACCTGAAAAAGACCCAGGACATCGTTGATGTGGTCAAGGCTGGCGCACGCAATTCTGCCAGCGACAAGGAACGTATCCAAAAAGCCCACGACCTCATTAGCGAATTGGGCGCGGATTGCGCAGTCGATAAACACGACCACGCGCACGATGTCACGAAAATGGCTGGCGACCTCGAAAAGGTGGCTGGCGAAAACGCGACTTTGCGGAAGGCTTATGATACGCTGTCAGCAACACACGAAGCGATGAAAAAATCCTGGGAAAAATCGCCAGCAACTCCGAAGGGTGCAGTATTGACCATCGAAAAAGTCGCCGACGCAAATCCAGTGGTTGATGCAACGCCGACTGTTGACCCGGTGCGTAAGCAGGACGGCTCGGTGGACGATGTTGCCACCGAAATGAAAAAGGTTCACGCAGCTGGCGGCCGGGCTTTCGGTCGATAGCCAAACAACCGGACAATCGGCAAACCGCTGTCCATTTTTAACAACCATGGAGCAACAATGAATCCTACCAATGATACCCTGGCTTTGATGAAGGCCGCACTGTCGGGCGATGCTGACATTTCCAAATCCATCACGACCGCAAACGGTCTGGTGGCTTACGATCTGCAAAGCCCTGCCAAAAACCTGTACCCTGTTTTCACCCCACTGCGTAACCGCATCCCCCGCGTTGCGGGCGGCATAGGTGTTGCAACCAACTGGCGCACCGTTTCGTCCATCGTCGGCTCCGGCTTCGACAATCAAGCGTGGATCCCAGAAGGTCAGCGTTCGGGTCGCATGTCGTATGCAACCGCACCTGTTGCAGCCAACTACGTCACCATCGGCGAAGAGGACTCGGTCACCTTCGAGGCGGTCAACGCAGGTAAAACCTTCGAGGACGTCCGTGCCACGATGGCCGTGCGCCTGCTGCAAAAACTGATGCTTAAGGAAGAAAACGCGCTGTTGGGCGGTAACGCAACGCTGAACCTGGGCGTACCTGCTACCCCCACCCTGTCGGCCGGCGGCACTGGTGCAACTCTGCCAGCACTGACCTACTCGGTGATCGTTGTTGCGCTGACCCAGGAAGGTTATTACAACAGTTCGCTGACCAGCGGTGTCGCACTGTCGAAAACTGTTACCGGCGCAGACGGCGCAACCTACACCATCAAGGGTGGTTCGTCGAACAAGTCCGCGGCAGCAACGCAGGCTGTTACGCTGGGTCAATCGCTGACCGCAAGTGTAACCCCGATTCGCGGCGCCATCGCTTATGCGTGGTTCACCGGTGCAGCGGGTTCGGAAAAGCTGGAAAAAATCACCACGACTAATCAGGCAGTGTTCTCTGCCGCGCTGATCGGCGGTAGCCAGCAAGCTGCAACTGCCATCACCGCAGACAACTCGTCCAATCCGGGCTTGGCGTTTGACGGTCTGATGACCACAGCGTTGAACCCAGCCAATCAGGCTTACGTTGCAACTCTGGCAACCGGCAATTCGGGTCTGACTTCGAGCGGTCGCGGTTCGGTAACGGAAATCGATACCATGCTGCAGGCGATGTGGGATAACTACCAGCTGTCGCCATCGGTGATCTACTGCAACTCGCAGGAAATCAAAAACATCACCAACAAGGTGATTTCCACGACCGGCGGCGCGATGGTACGTTACAACGTGGACGGCAAGGGTAACGATCCTTACGCAATCGTAGCGGGCGGTATCGTTTCCAGCTATTTCAACCCGTTCATGCCTGAAGGCGGCGCCATCATCCCTATCAAGATCCACCCGAAGGTTCCACCTGGTACCGTTATCGGCTGGTGCGAAAATCTGCCGATGTACTACCAAAACAACGAAGTTCAAAACGTTGCCGAGGTAAAAACCCGTGCCGATTACTACCAGCTGGATTGGCCAGTGCGTACTCGCCAATACGAAACCGGCGTCTACGCCGAGCAAGTTCTGGCCGTGTACTGCACCTTCGCCTTGGGTATCATCACCAACATCACCAACGCGTAATTCGGTGATCGGTTAAAAATAGGCGGATTTATTCCGCCTATTTTTTCAGGAGTAGATATGACAACAGCAGCAACGACCGTAGCCGATATTAAGCTATACGCGGGCATTACTGACGCCAACAAGGATGCACTGTACGCAAGCCTGATACCTAGCTCCTTGAAGGGTATTGGTGCATTTTGCAACCGTGATTTTGCAAGTTCCGACCGCGTCGAATACCGCGATGGTAATGGCTCGGCACGAATGATGCTAGCCAATTATCCGATATTGTCCATCGCAAGTCTGACGATTGACGGTATCAAAATTCCAGCGTCGGATGGTGTCTCGCCCGGGTACTGGTTTCCGCCCAATGGTCGAGCCTTGATGCTGCGAGGCTACAAATTCGCGCAAGGACTGCGAAATGTGGCGATCCAATTATCTGCGGGTTACGGCGATGCGTCAGGGCCTGGCGGGACCGACATAATCCCATGGCCTGACGATCTGCAAATGGCCCTCAATATGTATATAATAACCCGAGCGAATGAGCGAAGTCGCTTAGGGATTGGCAGCAAATCGCTTGCCAGCGAATCGGTTACCTTCACAGATGGACCTTCGGGCACATCCTCGGGCAGCAAGGGTATTCCGTCCGCAGCCAAGGATATTCTTGAAAATTATTTGAACACTATTCCGGAATCGGGACAATGACCATAAGGATGCAACTGCTAGGCGAGAAGAAGGCAAAGGGCGTGACCGATGCGGTTGCGACCAACGCCAGGTCTCGCCTCGTTGCAGCCATCAAACGCATCGCCTTATCGCTGGTCGGGTACATCAAATCCGAAAAGTTGACGGATCAGGTTTTGCGCGTTCGCACGGGTCGCCTTCGTCGGTCGATTACTGCGCAATTTGATGGCGAGGATTCAAACTTTCGAGGCATCGTGGGTACCAACGTCAAGTACGCACGCGCACACGAAGAAGGTTTCCAGGGCGAGGTGACGGTAAAGGAACACACGGTCAAGGCGTTTAGTCGTATGCAAACAATGGCGTTTGGCCAGCCCATGAAGGAGCCGCGGATAGTTGATGTTCGCGCCCATGTGGTCAAGGCTCACGCCATGAAAATGAACATTCCGAAACGGCCGTTCCTTGCGCCATCGGTTGAGGAAAATATGCCAATGATCCAAAAAGAAATGCGTGGAGCAATGGCGGAGGCGCTTAAATGATTACCATCACTTCCCGCGAACAAGCCTACTTGGCTCTGTTTAACCACATTCAACAGGCTCCGTCAATGTCGGGCCTCGTTAAAACGTTCACCCGTCGATTGAAACATTGGGCTGATGTCGGTCCCGAAGATCAACCGGCGCTGTATATGGAACAGACTGGAGAGCAAGCGGTACCCGCAAGCCGTCAGCCAACCAAGAATGTTTTGGAAATTAATTTGTGGCTGTATTTGCAAACGAACGAGGGCGAAGTCGGCCCTATCATTAATCCTTTGTTGGACGGAATTGAAAAATCTCTGACCCCGTCCAACGATGGTAACTATACGCAGACGCTTGGCGGATTAGTACACCATTGCTGGATCGAAGGTCAGACACAAATCTTTGAAGGGGATTTAGGTGCCGAAGCTGTCGCCATTGTCCCCGTCAAAATCCTAGTAACCTAAAAGGAGTTATCATGCAATTTTTATTCGGTTCTGGTGTTTTTTGGGGCACCCCATTGCAGGACGCCGCTGGCAACGCAATTGCCAACCCTACTCCCGTCCAGCTGGGCGTGATGCAGGAAATTTCCATCGATATCAGTTTCGACACCAAGGAACTGTACGGTCAAGCGCAATTCCCTGTGGCTGTCGGTCGCGGTAAAGGCAAAATGGCCGGCAAAGCCAAATTCGCCCAGGTCAGCGGTGCAGCACTGAATAGCTTGGTATTCGGTCAAACTGTCACCGACGGTATCGTGTCGAATTATTACGACGTTGCAGGCGCAGCGATTCCGTCCACGCCGTTTACCATCACGATTGTACCTCCAAGCTCGGGCACCTTCTCCTACGATCTGGGTGTCCGTGACGCGAACGGTCTGCCGATGACTCGTGTGGCGTCTGCACCTGCCGCAGGTCAATACTCGGTCAACGTTGCGACGGGTGCTTATCTGTTCGCCGCTGCCGATGTCGCCAAAACCGTATTTATCAGCTACCAATACACCGCGACCAGCACGACTGCGCAGAAATCGACGGTTAAAAACGTACTGATGGGCCAGGCTCCAACCTTCAAAGGTGACCTGTACCTGCCATACGGCGGCAAATCGCTGATCGTCACGATTCCGAACTGCATTTCGTCCAAGTTCACCATTGCGACGAAACAGGATGACTTCGTGATCCCTGAGTTCGATTTCTCGGGCTTCGCTGATGCAGCGGGCAATGCGATGTACTGGGCAACGACTGAATAAGGCTAAACATGACCAACGATCTGAAATATCAAGGCGTACCCCTGAAACTGGGCAGGCAGGAATATATCTTGCCCGCGCTGCCGCTGAAACGCCTCAAAGAGGCATCCCCGCTGATGACTGGCACCATTGCGTCCGACGGTTACGTGGACACTCTGATCCAAGCCGTTTACTGGAGCCTGTTGCGCAACTATCCCGAACTCAAAGTGGAAGAGGTCGAGGACTCCGTGGACATGCTCAATTACGGCGATGTGGTTAAGGCGTTCACCGCTGCCAACGGCTTCGTTGTTACTGAACAGGTCGCATCGACGGGGGAAGCGTCGGCGAGTCAATAGACTGGGATGAACTTATTGTCCACGTAGCTATCAGCGCAGGTTGGACGCTGGAATACGTGGGCAATAATATCGACTTGCCTACCCTTAAAACTCTAACCTCGTATTGGGCGAAGCATCCCCCGATGCACATCCTGCTGGCTGCGCATGTAGGATTTAAAGCTCCCGATCTAAAGCCCATCGCACCATCTGCGGAAGAAAATCAGGCGCTTGCCAACATTATCGCAAACGCTCCCAAATATGTATTCACTCCACCGGCGATAACACACCATGGCGACTGATCTGGACCTAAAATATGTAATTTCGGCAGACTCCACTAAGCTGCCCGCCGATATGGCTGCGGCAACGAAAACCGTCGAAGCCAACACGGCTGCGATGGCTGCTGGCGTTAAAAAGATGGAGGAGCAAACGCAATCCTCCACGAACGGAATTGCGTCAGCTTTTGCGAAAATGGCGTCGCATATCGCGGGTTCTACAGCGTCTGTAGCCGCTTCGACAACTGCGACCGGTGAAGCACTGCAAGGGGGCTTGAAAGGTGCTGCTGCGGGCGTCAAGTCGTCGCTAGGCGGTATTTCGGGCGCGTTCGATCTAGTCAAAAGCAACTTAGGCCTCCTGACGGGTATTATGGCCGGCGGGGCGATGTTCAAAGAGGCGATTTCCGCAACGAACTCGTGGAACGGCGAGGCGATGAAACTTTCCAAGCAATTGGGAATTTCAACCCAGCAGGCTTCGGTCTACATGGTCGCCATGCAAAAGCTGGGCGTTGAAACTGACACGCTCGGCACGGCTGTTCAAAAAATCTCCATGCAGTTGATGAAAGGTGGCACGGGTTTCAAAACGCTGGGCATTGAAACTAAAACTGCATCGGGTCAATTCCGACCTGCAATGGACCTTATCGGCGATGCTGTCGAAAAGATTAAACAAATCCACAACCCTATTCTGCAAACGCAAGCTGGCTTGGCTGCGTTCGGCAAATCATGGTCGGACATTAAACCGCTGATGAAATTAACCGGCGCAGCTATGGACGAGGCGAAAGCCAAAGTTAAGGCGCTGAATCTCGAAGTATCGCCGGAACAAGCTGCCGCCTCGAAAGCGTACAAGGACAGCATGAAGGAGGTTGATCTGGCCACAAAAGCCATTGCTATCAACCTGGGTCAAGCTGTGCTGCCGACGTTCTCGAAACTGTCCACCTCGCTTTCGACCATTACGACCTACGTGGTTTCGTCGCTCAAACCTGCGTTTGAGTTAATCGGTGCTGCGTTCGACCAAATCGTGCCGATCTTTGAAGGCTTTGCTGAATGGCTCAAAGTTGCGGCGACATTGATCGCGGATGTATTCGGCGCAGTCGCACATGCAGTATTCGGCGATCAGGTCCCGAAAGACATTGATTACATGGCTAGCGTGATGAATGGATTTAAAACGTTCTTTATCAGCTTTAAGGTCGGCATGTTGGTCATCTTTGAGGCGCTGAAGGTTGCGGTTAATACTTTGAAAATCGGGTTTGTTACGTTCGCGGAAGTCGCGGGCAAGGCGATTCGATTTGACTGGGCGGGTGTTAAGGCTGCGGCGGCAAAAGGTACAAGCGACCTCGCCAAGGAAATGACCGCCAGCATGAATCGCTTGGTAGACATCACGACAAAGGGACGGGATGAAATCAAAGCCGTGTGGTCAGGGCTGAAACCTCCCGCGAAAGAGAAGCGGCAGGAGCAGGAGCACGAAGATCCAGAACTTGATTTTGGCAAACAGAAAAAAGAAAACCTGGTAAAAGAATTCGCATCCGAGTTGGCGATGCGTAAGGCTGATTACGAAACGAAACAAGGCTTGGCTGGGCATTACGTCGAATTTACCAAACAGCAAGAAATGGAGTTTTGGCAAAGCAAATTAAAATTGGTAGAAAAAGGTTCGGCGGATTATAAAGCCATCGAAATGAATATCGCCAAGGATCGTATTGCTATCGCCAAACAGGCTTTTGATGTCGAACTGGCGGGTATTAAAAACTCCCAAGACGCGTTCAAAAACGACACCGATAAAAAGCTCGAATTTGCCAACGAATATCTGGCGAAGGTTACGACCGCGTACGGTAAGGAAAGCACGCAATATCTCGAGGCTCAAAAGGCCATCGTTGATATCAAACGGCAGGCTGTCGAACAGCTTAAACAAATCGATAATTTGCGCGTAAAAACCCAGCAGGACCATGACGCCGACATTATTGCAGCCGAAGAGGAAATGTCCAAGCTGCGACAAGCGTTGGGCGTGCAAGACAATTTGACCACACTTGCCGAGGAACAGTCGTTCGAGGACCGCCGGTACGCTATTAAGGCTAAGGCGCTGCAGGACGCCCTGTTGCTTGCGAAAAGTGATCCAGATAAAAACATTGTCGAGATTGCCAAAATCAATGGTGAAATCGAATCGTTAGAGGTTGGCCATCAGGCGAAACTGCGCACGATTCGCACTGCCGCGACTGTGGAGCAAAGTAAAAACGTCATGCAGGGAATGAGCGCATTCCAAACAGGTATGGCGGGTGCTATCAAGTCTGTCGCCAACGGTACGGCGTCGATAGGCGGGGCAATGAAATCCTTTATGATGGGGATGGTTGATGCCGTGATAGGTATCCTTGCGAACATGGCGGCAGCGTGGGCGACCCAAAAAGTTCTGGAGATGGTGATGGGTAAAACCGCCGCCATTAGCGGGGTCGCGGGAAATGCCGCGGTAGCAGGTGCTGCCGCAACAGCGTCAGCCGCAGCCATCCCGCTTATCGGTTGGGAAATTGCTCCTGCTGCAGGTCTTGCTGCGTTCACATCGGCAATGGCATTCGGTGCAGCGATTCCAGCGGCGGCGAAAGGTTTCGACATTCCGGCCGGTGTCAACCCGTTGACCCAGTTGCACGAAAAGGAAATGGTACTTCCAGCTAACATCGCGCAGCCTGTTCGGGAAATGGCAGAGGGCGGTGGTATCGGCAAAAGTGTAGAATTGCATGTACACGCAACGGACGCCGAAAGTGTTGCCCGTCTGTTCAAAAATAACGGACGCGCCCTCGCCGATGCCTTAAAAGATCAACTTCGGAAATTTGCCCAATGAGTAATGCAATATTCCCTGAATTCCCTGGCCTGTCATGGGGCGTAACAAAAATCCCGACATGGTCCACGCGCGTGCAATCCGCGACTAGCGGCAAGGAACTGCGTGCGGCCTACTACTCACGACCTATTTGGAAATTCCAACTGTCGTATGAAGTTCTACGCGCCGACGCCGCCCATGCGGAGTATCAGTCGCTGGTTTCATTTTTTAATCTGCGCATGGGGTCGTTTGAGTCGTTCCTGTATAAGGACCCTGATAATAATTATGTGACTGCACAACCTATCGGCATCGGTGACGGTCACACAGTTACCTTCCCATTACTACACACCATCGGGGCATTTACTGAACCTATCGGTTATTCAAATCAGGCAATTATCTACGCAAACGGCGCGCAAGTAATGACCGGCGTTATGTTCACCCCTGATGGTACGGGTGTTACGTTCGCAACCGCACCTGCGGCAGGAGTCGCTATTACGTGGTCGGGTTTCTATTATTACCGCGTCCGGTTCGCTAAGGATTCCAACGAGTTTGAACAGTTTATGAAAGACTTTTGGACCTCAAAAAAGGTCGAACTTACAGGGGTTATTTGATGCGCACCGTATCGCCGGCACTAATCGCATTTTTGAACACATCCACCGAATTCATTATGGTGGATCTTTTTACTTTCGTATTAAAAAATGGCGTAACGTTGCGCTATTCGACGGCGGGCACCATTATCAACTTTGGCGGGTTCAATTGGTTGCCTGCACCGGCAGGGCTGACGCGGTCAAAAGTTCGATGGGTGACAGGTGTTGAGGTTGACACGCTGGACGTATCGTTTCCCGCGGATGAGTCGATTGTGGTCAACAGCATCCCTATGCTTCGTGCGGCAGTTCTCGGCATGTTCGACAATGCAAAGGTGACCTTGTCGCGTCTGTATATGAGCGACTGGAACACGCCGGTTGATTCTATTTTGCTATTTACGGGTAACGTGGCAAAACCTGTAATCCAGCGGACGGTCTTGCATCTGACGATTAAATCAGACCTCGACAAATTAAATATGCAAATGCCGCAAAACCTGTACCAGTCTGCGTGCCTGCATACGCTGTATGACATTGGGTGCGCGGTTAACGTAAATACCTATATGTATTCCGGCACCGTAACCACAGTTACAAGCAACGCGATATTTGGCGGGACGGGTAGTTTCGTTGACGGTTACTTCCAGATGGGTGCTGTTAAATTCACATCGGGCGCGAACGAGGGCCTTACGCGCACCGTCAAATCGTACCTGTCTGGCGTTATCTACGCCACGAATCCTTTCCCGTTCGATGTTCAGGCCTCCGACAGTTTCATCCTGACCCCTGGTTGCGATAAACTACGGAATGGCGACTGTGCGAATAAATACAATAACGTGATTAACTTTAAAGGTTTTGAATATATCCCCGTACCGGAGACCGCCGCATGATGCGCGAAAACGTGGTACAAGCGGCGAAAGAGTGGCTAGGCACACCTTACCACCATCAAGGTCGCGTTAAGGGCGCTGGCGTCGATTGCGCCACCCTGCTGTGCGAAGTGTACGAAGCCGTCGGCCTCGTCCCGCACATCGATCCGACACCATATCCCCCCGATTGGCACATGCACCGCGATTCCGAGCGGTATCTGGGATGGGTTCAGCAGTACGGCAAAGAAATTGAAACACCCGAAATAGGCGATGTGGTTGTATGGAAATTTGGTCGTTGCTTCTCGCATGGGGCAATTTACATTGGGAATGGGCTAATAATTCATTCCTATATCGGGCAAGGCGTTCGGTACGAAAAAATAGACGCCGAAGTGTTCAGGGGTCGCGCAGTTAAATATTTCACCCTTTGGAAATAAAATGAGCGGATCAAAAACGATTAGCAATATCACGCCTGCGGTAGGTGCGGTAAACATTCAGCAATCCAGCTACGGACTCGTCCTGCCGATCGTATGGGGTCGCACGCGCATTACCGGCAATCTTATCTGGTACGGTGACTTTAAGGCAAGCCCTCACACTGAAACGACCCAATCGGGCGGCAAGGGTGGCGCGGGCGGCATCAAGCAAAGTACCACAACCTACACGTACAGCGCCGCTGTAATGATGGCGCTTGCGGAAGGTCCTATCACGGGCATTCGCAATGCGTGGCGAGGTAAAAGTTTTTATTCGGGCATTCCGACATCTAACCAGATGCAAAAGACCTCGGAAATTCACACTTACGCGGCGCATATTACGGTAGCTAATACGACAGCGTGGGCCGATGTATCCGTGCAGGTTTCGGCGCCAGGGTTGTTTGGCAACGAGGTTTGGGTATCGTTGCTGCGTGGCGTTGATTACAGCGCAACAAGTGGGGTTTATACGATTAACGCCACAGTGATGACGCCAGCAGGTACTATCAGCATGGCAGGGCGTGACGTTCAAATCACCTACACGTACTCCTCAATGACGCCGGGCGAGACGGCGCTGGGTGCGTTAGGGCTTGATCTGACCATGGGGACACCTGCGCAGGCTCCGTGGTCGTATTTAACTACCAACTTCCCATTGGAAGCTGTTGGCTATTCGAGCGTTGCCTATGTGATGGGCGCCGAATATAGCCTCACGGGTAGCGCTGAGGTAGATAATCACTCGTTCGAGGTTGATGCGCCCGCACAGTTTAGCGATGTCGGGGACGCGATACCGTCCGATGTTGTTTTCGATTTCCTGAGCAATCCACAATACGGCGCCACGTTCGGTTCCGACAAAATCGGTGGACTGACCGACTATAAAAACGCATGTATCGCGCAAGGTATTTTTGTCAGCCCTGCACTGACGCAACAAGCACCTGCCATCGACTTTTTGGCCCAAATGGCGCAGCTAACGAACGTCGGCATGGTGTGGTCAGAAGGTGTCCTCAAGTTCATTCCCTACACGGATACCGCGATTGCTGCGCATTCGCCCTACTACGTGGGATTTACTCCGAACACGACGCCAATTTACGACCTGACGGACGATGATTTCATTTCGAGCCCTGGCGAAGATCCAATCAAGGTCAGTCGCAGCGCCCAGACTGATACATTCAACTGCGTAAAAATCGAATTCCTCGACCGAGGTAATTTCTACAATATTGCCATCGCCGAAGCGAAGGATCAGGCTGATATTCAAGAATCGGGCCTTCGTGTCATGTCCACAATTTCAGCCCACTGGATTTGTGATGTGCGGGTGGCGCGCATTGTTGCGCAGTTGATCCTCCAGCGGTCGATGTTTATCCGCAACACCTACGATTTCAAGGTCGGCTGGAATAAGGTTGCACTTGAACCAATGGACCTCGTTACGTTGACCGACGACGGGCTCGGATTGGCGCAACAGCCGGTCCGCATCATTTCGATTGATGAAAGCGAAAGCGGCGAATTGGCGATTGTCGCCGAGGAATTCCCTAAAGGTAGCGCATCGGCGACGATGTATCCTTCGGGCAGCGGAAATGGATTTGCGCACAACTATAATGCCGACCCTGGCAACGCTGCCGCGCCTGTTATATTCGAGGCGCCTGTATCGCTTGCGCAAAGCACCGACGGACTTGATATCTGGCTGGCAACAGGCGGCGGTCCGATGTACGGCGGCTGTGAGATTTGGACCAGCTTGACGGGTGCGAACTATGAACGGGTCGCCGCTTTGAATGGTAGTTCTCGTTTCGGCGTGACGACGACCACGCTGGCTGCGCATTCGGCATCAGGTGTTTATTCGGAAACGGTAGGCGTGCATCTTACCTCGGGCGGGCAGATCATTGCAGGCACCACCGCTGACATGAACAGCCTGACCACATTATGCTATATCGGTGGCGAATTCTTGTCGTATGAGGGCGCAACGCTAACGGGTGTCGGCGCATATACACTGGGACCTTCGCTGAATCGCGGCGGGTATTTGTCGGGCAGCAGTTCGCAGGCTTCGGGTTCGGCGTTTGTTCGCTGCGATGCAGGGATTGCTAAATTCCCGCTGACTGCCGATTACATCGGCAAAACCATCCATGTAAAACTTCGCGCATACAACATCTATGGTGGTGCGTTGCAGGACCTGTCGGCTGTCGCTGACTACACCTACACCATCACGGGTATTCAGGCGAACAATCCTCCGATCGCACCTACAGGATTGGCACTCGAAGGCGCGTTCACCATCAATACTGCAAAGTTCAAATGGGATCGAATCGCCAACGCCGTTTCGTACAATGTGCAAATCTGGGCAGGTTCGACACTTGCGATGGTTCGACAGGTGAACGTCGGCAATGCGCTGCGGTACGATTATTCCTTCGCTGACGCGACGACTGATGGCGGCCCGTGGCGCAATCTGACGATTAAGGTTCAGGGCATCAACAAGAATGGTGCCGCGGGACCTTTCGCAACGCTTGCCGTTAGCAACCCGCAGGTCGGTGCGTTGACGGGTACGCAAGTTATCGGCGGGGCGTCTTATTTGCAATTCAATTGCGCGAAACCCGGTGATCCTGATTTCGCAGGTATTCGCATTTGGATATCGACAACGGCAGGCTTTACGCCAACCACAGGTGATATCGTTTTCGATGGCCCTGCAACCAATTACACGATTAGCTCCATGCCTGGAGGATCGCCGATTGCAAGCGGTACGGATTATTACGTTAAATTCGCGGGTTACGATAGTTTTGATAAAAACAGTTTGACGATTGGAGCAATAGGACCTGTGACGACCAATTCCGGCGCAACAGGCAACCAGGCGGCAACGGCGTATCTGTATATGTGGTCAACAGTAACACCGTCGGCTCCGACAGGTACCAGTACCTTTACGTGGGCAACAGGTGCTAATTCGGCGTACAGTGGATCGGATGGTTGGGGCACCTCGATTCCCGCAAACTCAGGCGCGCCCGGACTAACGCTGTTCGTTGCTACAAAGCCGATCAGTGCTGCAATCGGCACGGCGACCTCGACAGTTAGCTACTCAACAGCTAACGTTGCTGGCTGGTCTCAAAATGGAGCTCCTGGTGCAAAAAGCGCAACAGCGACAGCTTACAAATGGTCTGCAACGGGCGCCCCGACGGCAACAGGTACGGCGACATGGACCTGGGCGACGGCCTCATACAACACACCGCCGTCAACGTCATGGTCCATATCCATCCCTGCATCGCCAGGGCAAGGTTATACGCTGTATCAGGCAAGCTATGCGCTGGTAGACACAACAGGCGCAACCACTTCCAGCATTAATTGGACAAGTGCGACGATTCAAGGTATTGGCTACACAGGCAGCAACGGCGGATCCGGTAGCAACGGAGTATCGGCGACTGTTGCCTATGCGCTGGTAACAGGCAATCCGACGATTTCAGCGCCGGCAAGCGTTACTGTGGCAGGTACGGGGTTGCCAGCCTACAATTCGTGGGGCCAGGGTGAGACATGGCAATCAAGCGTACCTGTTCCCGCCGCGAATCAATCGGTGTTTATGTCCAATGGTTTGTACAATTCGACTGCGGCGCAAACGGTTTGGAATCTTCCGTATTTGGCCGCATTAAAAGTTGGCAGCTTGTCAGCGCTGACCGTCAATACTGGCACGCTGACTGTTGACACTGCGGGGTACATTCAAGGCGGGCAAAGCGGTTACAATTCAGGTGCTGGCTTCTTCCTGGGCTATTCCGGTGGCGTATATAAATTCAGTATCGGTAATGGGTCGGGCAAGGCGCTAACGTGGGATGGTTCCACGTTCACGTTGACGGGCGCAGCGATTAATATTGGCGGTGGTAATTTCCAAGTAAATGGATCCACAGGCAGTGTCACGATATACGATCTGACCACGTCGAATATCGTCGGTGATAACACGCCAAACCCTACCCAGCCGGCGATTTCGGCAAAAAGCATTAACCTTTCGTCCCAGCCTGCGATTAAAGCTATTGCGGGGGCTGGTGATGCAATCACTGCGACAGGACCTATTACGATGTCGGGTCGTTCGACATCCGCAGGGGTAACCTCCAACGGTAGCCTGTCGGTCACAAGCGGTGGCATTTCGGTCTCCAGCGGAGGCCTCACGGTATCGGCAGGTGGTTTGACTAGTTCGGGTACCACGGCGGTCAATGGATCAGGTACCAGTTACGGCGGCTATTTTACTGCGCCGAGCGGTGCAGGTCTGTATTGCTCAGGCTTCCAGGCCTTGCAAATAAACGGGGCGATTGTTCATACCGCAGGCAGCGGTACAGCTAACTTCAACAGCGTGGTTCCAAATGCTAATAATACCTACCAACTTGGCGCATCGGGCAATGTGTGGTCATCGTGCTGGGTTCAAGGCGGGGTATTTAATGGTTCGGACATTCGCATTAAATACGATGTACGCGATTCCGACCTCGGTCGCGCCTTCATCAATAAACTTCGTTCGCGGGTTTATAAAATGAGGGTCGGCGCAACTGATGTAAAGCTCGAACCTGAACAGGCTGGCCCGGGTATTGACGGGTTACCTATTCCGCAACAGCAGATCGTAACAACACGCCCCGGCGTGCGCGACCATCACGGATTTATCACGCAAGAATTACGGGAGGCGCTTGGCACAGACAATGCGGGTATGTGGGTGCTGGCAGATAAGAATGACCCCGACTCTGCACAGTTTTTAAATTATCAAGAATTGATAGCTCCGATCGTCCGTGCCATTCAAGAGATTGACGCCGACCTCCAAATCCTTAAGAATAAGGGCTAAATCAGGACCTCGGAATTGGCTATTGCGTTTCTTGTAACTAGTTGCGCAATTTAGTATCGTGATAAAATGCAACATCGAAACCAATAACCGCTCCGAGGCCTGAATGCACGACGAATCCATCGCAGTTGAAATGGCACAAATACGGGCACAGGTCGATATGGTCGCCAAGAATGTTGAGGATATTCAAACCTCGGTTAAACAGATAATCACGTTGGATAAAACCATCGCGGAATTGGCTGTTTATTCCACACAAACGAAAGAGACCTTATCGGGCCTGCAAAATCGCTCCGAGGAGGTCCGTGATTGGATGTCTCGCCACGAGGCGCAAAGCCTGCGCGACGAGGCGCGAATCATTGAGCTAATCGACCGCGTGGACGAAAAGCTAGATGCTGTTGTGAACAAAGGGCGCGGGGCGCTGTACGTCGGCGGGCTGCTGTTCACAATATCCCAGGCCATGATTACGTTCGCAGTGTCATGGACCTTTAGCCACGTGAACGAAGCCGATTCCATGAATCGGGTGATTGCTTATCGCGTCGAACAACTGGAGCATAAAAATGGTAAATAGCCGAAGCCTTTCCGACCTGCTTCCTGTTGTCGCTGCAAAGGCCGACAACTTCCTAGCCGCGTGCCGCGCCGTCGGCATTGACGTACTAATCACCTCGACCTTCCGCGATGTCGAGTCACAGAATGCGTTGTATGCGCAGGGCCGAACGACTCCGGGTAAGATCGTTACAAACGCACGTGGCGGCGAATCGTTCCACCAGTACCGCTGCGCGTTTGACTTCGTGCCGCTTGTCAACGGTAAACCTGACTGGGAACACGCCGAAACATTCACCCGCTGCGGTGAGATTGCCGAATCGGTAGGCCTTAAATGGGCTGGCCGCTGGGTATCGTTTAAAGAACTCGCCCATTGCCAGTACACTGGCGGATTGACGTTAGACGACCTCAAAGCCGGCAAACAGGTGAAATGATGCGGACCGTATTGCTGCACATTTTCACGGGCGCCGACAATAAAACTTTCCACATGGCGAAGTTTTCATGGGCGGGTTCGATGTTCGCAATTGTCGCGGTCATGCTGTATCGCGCATGGCACGGATTCGAAGTCGATCTGATGGCGGCAGCTGGTGCCTTTGCCACTGTGGCCACAAGTCACAGTGCCGCACTGTACGGCATGAAATCAACCGAGCCTTCGCCTGATGTCGCCAAGGAGTAATCGTGTTTAAATTCCTCGAACCATACAAGCTCCTGATTGAAATCGGCATCGGTATTGTGGCGTTTGCGTTTGCCGCGAACAAGGTCCACGAGTTCCGCGAATCTGACCGCGAGGCTGGTCGAATCGAGGTTCGGGTAGAATGGGCGAAAGCTGAGGCTAAGGCGGAAGCTGCTGCGAAGTTGCAAAAGGAACAATGGGACGCGAAAGCCGCGGACGCATCTAAACAAGGAGATTCCCGTGAACAAGTTATATCTGGGCTTATTGTTGCCAACACTCGTGCTAGTAACAGCCTGCGAGACACTGCCAACGCAATCCGTGACAGCGTGCCCACCGCCACCATCGAAACCCTCCGTAAAACAACCACAGCTCTTACAGACGTATTCACAGACTGCCAAGGGCGTTACGTTGAAATGGCAGGAATCGCTGACCGACACGCAAGCGATGCTAAAACCTTGAGCGATGCGTGGCCTAATCCTCCACAGGCCACTTCTCCGCCTCCAAAATAACTACGGAGAAAACGATGGCTGCGACGGCATACAGTATCAACGCGTAGTAAAACATGGTAGCTCCTTAGGCTAAAAGATCCTCGACTGCAACGGCGGGATATTTGCAACGGTCAAACGCAGTACCTGTTTGGAACAACTGAGCGGAATCCCGTCCAAACAAAATCATCCCATCGGCGTGCGCGATTACAGCTATACCGCTGTAATCGCGTGGGCGCGCCTCGCGGGTGCTCCCGATCCCATACCCAGCGAAACTAACTTGTGGACAACCTGACGCAGTTCGGTCGGATTAGCTACGGCTATTTTCATGTTGTTGAAGGTTTTCATTTTAGTCCATGAAGCGCCCCGAAGGGCGCATTTGTTTTATTTGGATTTTGCTGCGCGAACCATTGCCAGTTCAGCTTGCATGATTTCCTCGGCTTCCTGTTCGCCAACTGGCACCCAGGTTTCGTTTTTCGCGTCGTTCCGTTTGTTAAGTTCGGCCTGTTTCGACGCCGCGCATTTGGCGCATTGATGTTCTGGCAGTTCGTTTTTGAAATCTTCCCAGTTGACCGACAGCGGAGTGCGCAGAATGTTGCGACCGCAAGCGGTTTTTGCTGCCATTCCGGAACCCGATTTGTTTAAGTGCATTTGACGGTAGGCCATTTTGTTTCTCCTGGTGATTGATTCGATGTAGTGATTATTACACCAATAAATCCCAAGCGCAAACGGTTTTTGCAAAAAATGTTGTTTATTTGGGTATTTCTGCAACAGGGGTAGTATTTACCTGTTGCAACCCGATATCCACAAGTATCGATTCGGCCTTCCGAATATACCAATCATAGTCAACGTCCACGGGTAGCGCGTCGGGCAGGTTCATTAGCGGCAATGCGCCATCGCTGTTGGAAACCTTGTTCCCGGTCAGTGCGTATATAATTTCACCACTCGCCTTGGTCGAGTAGTACCAGCGAATCGCCTTGCCCAAATACACCCCGTCCTTAACTGCCCCACCTTTGACTGTTCGGATGGAAACGAACTTGCGAACGTCGTCGCACATACGAATAGTCTTTTCAACCGGCGTCCCTGAAATCATCATTTCCGTTACCGCTTCGGTGCAGATTGTTGCCGTCGGATTCTTTTCAAGTCGAGTGGCAATGTTTTTCTTGTCGTTCCAAGGGTTTGCGTACCAGCCCTTAGTCTTAGTGGTACCATCAAGTTTAACGGCAAAATAATTATTAACATTTGCGCTATGAATAGATTTGTACTGCGTTTCCTCCATTACCAGCTTTGTTTCGCACTCCCATTGTTTAACGATAGCCTGTAATTCGTGCTTACGCGTTCGCGGGCATTTGACCACAATACCGTCGGTGTTTGCCGACACGACAGGGATGCCGATTAACTCCAGCCGCTCAATCATCATCAACAGCAGCAGTTGACCTGTCAGCGTGACTTGAATCATAAGGTCAGGAGAATACAGAATGGAATACATGCTGCCCAGCTTACCGAATCCACCGTTAATAACAATCTTTAGACTTTCAGCAACAGGTTTGTTTCCAGCAGCTTTTGCAGCCAATCGCCGTGTAACGAATGCCTGATACGCCACGAGGAAGTTAGGTCCGAGGTGCAGCGGGAACCACTGATTATTCAGGATGTTTTGAGGGTAGAAGGACGCCACATCATTGTCGCAAATTTCGTAAGTGTCATCCGCGAAATGCGAGATACATTCCTCTTGGCTATGCAGACCGCCGAAGCCCATCTGGTAATGTCGTCCTGCGATTTCGAGATTCAAATCCTTGATCGGCTTTGGCAAAATAGGGCTCCCGTTGTCGCCAATCTCAAACTCACTTGTGGTCACAATATGCAGGACCCAGTTGAGCAACTGTGATTGGTATCGAATGCACGCGGGCGCGGTGTAGCGATATTTCGTCCCTGGTGCAATCTTAGGCACCTGAGGGCGTCGGCCGTTTAACTGTGCGACGGTCTGGCTAATCAAAGCCTCGGCGATCTGCGCATCGGACTTGGATCGAACGTCCATTTTGTATTCACGGCTCAGGGTGACGCGCAGAGCGATTTGTTCGTGCAGCGTTTCACGAAGCAACTGGGTGTTTATTAAGTCGTTGACGCAATACCAGCGGACAATCGCCATCTGATTGGCAGATAGCTCGGTACCGGGTTTGAATGGAAGGTCTTGCATTCGCGGGCAGTGAATACGTCCGCCGTATATCTTCAAACTACAATCACCCTTGGCGACCTCGATAAGGTCGATCTGGTTAATGTCTTTCAGTCGCTTGACCTTCATGGTGCGCAGCACATCGCCAGGACGCAAGCCCTCCTCAATGATTTGATACGTCGCAAAGTGCAGGACCGCGTTAGTCTTACCCGCCAGAGCCAATGTGGTTATCGGTTCATCGTAATGCAGACCATTAAATGTGACGATGCAAAAATTACGAAGGACCCACTCCATCTTTGAAATCCAAAGTGGGCAACCTTCGTACATTTCAAAATAAATGATTTTGCCGGTCTTGATGTGCCGGAACGCCGATAGCCAATAGTTAGGGTAACACTCCGTATCCCACACCATTTCGTCGCCACGATATAACGCCAGTTCCTCGTCAGTCAATAGGTCAAACTTAAACGACAAGGCCTCGTCCAGCCCTGGCAAGTAATCGGGATGCTCCCATGTGCGTTCGGGAGGCGTGCGTTTAGGCTTTTCTTTTTTAGGCGGCTTAACTGGGGGTAAATCTTCCCAGAATAAACCAATATCGTCAGCCCGCGCCATCAGGACCTCATGCAGGTTAAGAGGCCTTCAATGCCGGCGCCTCGGAACGGTATCGATTGCGGGTACATAGTAAAGTCAATGTGGGTCGCAATCTCCAGCGTGGCAACAAGCGATTCAAAGCGATACAGGCCTGCGGGTAGTCCTTCGATTTCGAGCAATGCGGATTGCACGCCATCACGCGTGCCGATACCTTCTTCCGAGAATACTACCACGGGCAATTTCTCGTCAGGGAAAAACGGTTTCAACTTGACCACATTCTCGTACAGGTTCGGCAGGGCTTCGGGCAGATCGTCGCGCAGCATTTTCTGGCGCAGGCTAACAAGCGCTGAAGGCCACTCGTCCATGATCCTTTGACCTTTGAGTTTGAAGGTTGCGTATTCAACCGTAACGCCGTGTCCGTTCGATTTGATGGATAGCGGTTCCTCACCGATGCGCACCATTTCATCCACGAGATACACAGGTAGGACTAGAATCGAACTGACAGGGATTTCACCGCGCAGCAGGATAACGTTATTCGTCGCGTATGCGTGACCTTCCCAAATCAATACCGTATTAGACCAAGGGCGCGATGCGTCGGTCGAAATGAACGGCGCCAGCTTTTTCAGCATTGGGATTATAGGACCATTGATCTCCGCAGCTTTGCCATCAAACTCGGATACCACAGGGTACGACGATTCAGGCAGGGTTGCTATCGATACGCGAAACTTGCCTTTTTTAACGGTCAGTTTTTCGTCCTTAATAATCAGCGTCGGATCGCCATCGCACGCGTCAACGGCGCGTAGGAACTTATCAGCAGGGACAACGAGGTTTGGGATGTTGAGCCCCGTGCATTCGGAATCGATGCATAGACGCCCGTTAGATCCTTGTATGCGCCCATTGTAGATATAGAAATGCGTCAGCACGGGCAGCATGTCCTTTTTCGACACCGCACCGCGCACCAGTTTAAGGACGTCCAGCATATTAGACCTTACAGATCGAACAAACCAACTTCCATTGGGATGTCAGGTTTTTGTGGAATAGATTGATACAATTCAGTAATCATAACACGGTTCCACACCAGCCGTTCGCGGAAACTTTCAGCCAATCCTTCAACTGTAAAACCGCGAGCCTCAACAAATGCGCGGAAGGTTTCCTGTAGTGGTATGGGTAATGTTTTGAAGTGTTGATCCGTGTTTTTCAGCGCGGATGATTTGTCCGACATTTGCAATACGCGCAGGTGGTGGTCTCGAATAACGCCACCGTTGGTTGCGCAGAAAATCCAGGACGCGGAATCGACGCTACCCCATGGTATTGTGGTCATCATGGTATAACCTGTGGCAGCAAGTCCGTGCGTATCCTTGCCTGGGATTTGTGCGTGAACCTCGGCGGACCAACGCACGCGTGCGGTTTCGTGCAAATCGTTTCGAGGGGATACGCAAATATAAGGCGCCATCGCCGCGACTTCGTGCAAGCGGGCGGTTGATTCATTCTGGTGGAATACAGGTAAAACACGCTGCCCATAACGTTTCTCCAGAATACTGTAATTCTCGTCTGATATGCGGCAGCAATCTTCAATCTCCGCAGGCCCTGCCGTACGCCCTGGCGACCCGGGAATCTTATCAAGCGAAATTAACCACACGTTAGCTGCACGGTGAGAATACAAGCCCATCATTTCGTCATACACGCGGATTAGATCATCCAGCACCACTTCCTTCCCTTTGCTCCAGGCAGTAAATGCGCCCGAGTCGTACATCAGTTCAAAAGGGTCCTCCATGGACGTGCAGAGGTCAGTGGAAAATTCGTGAGCCACGCGCAAATATTCCTCGTGGCATGACAGCAGACGATAACGAGGACCACGCGGAATACGCGGGTCCAAGTCGATATCGTGCGCGCCAAATCCTGAAAAGAATAGGCGCATTCGTTTAACCTTCGTAAGCCATATTCAAGCCAGGGGCTTGCAGGTCGTGACCAATTGCGCCAAAGCCTTCATGGCGACGATGCCAGGTGCTAGTCGGCCAGAACGGGATCCCGCCGCGTGGAGTGAATTCACCGCGAACCATGATCCATTTCGGATCCAGCAGGGTCACGAGGTCGTTACAGATGCGATTAACACAAGCCTCGTGAAACTCGCCGGACATACGGAACGAACCCAGGTACAGTTTAAGCGACTTAGATTCCACGCAAACCTTGTCGGCTTCGTATTCGATAACGATGGTGGCGAAATCAGGCTGGCCCGTTTTAGGGCAAAGGCTGGTAAATTCAGGGCAGCGAATTTGCAGCGTTTGCGCGGCGCTGTGCGGGTTCAGCGCGTTGTCGGCTGTTGGGCTAGGGAACGTTTCGAGCAACGCGCTACGCGGCGCGTCGTAAGAATACGCGGTCTTTTCGCTGCCCAGCGCTTGCAGGTTTTCGGATAAGTGTTTGGAGGAGTTCATGTTAGGTCAGTTGATGAAAATAGGTTGATTGTTTTTCCATTCGCCATTTTCCAGATAGGCGATGGCGCGGTCACATTTGTGGGGAATTTCAAAGTATTCCATCCACCCTTTGAGTCGTCGCAATTTTCGCGCAGCCTCGTTGGCATTTTCTTGCGTAGCATCCTCGATGCCGCACAGTGCGCCCATTTTATTATCAACGCGGAACAACTGCCAACCGCGTCCATATGGCGCTGTCAAAACTTGATTTGGCATAGTCAGGTCGTTGAAATGTTTAACCCTGATTATCTCAAAATCGCACGAAAAGGGCTGTTTGCCGTGAATGGAGCACCGACCGTCATCAAGTCGGACGTTTTTGCAACGGCTGGTATAATTACCTTTTTGCGTATCCGAAAACACCGAAAACGTTTTACCCAAAATGGTAACTTCGCGCTCCACGAGGTCGTATGGTTTATCCTCAAATGGCAAATAATCCAACGAGAATTTAGGACAGCAGCCACCGCACATCGGAGGACACGAAAGCCCTCTAGCCAGATGCGGCGACACGCGAAGCGTCCGCGGGCGATATTCCTTGTTTTTCCAGACAAAAGGCACAGTGGCAAAGGCGCCAAAGTACGTCGGAATAACTTTGTCCAATGAATCATTTTGCGCCATGATTGCTCCTATTTGGCCATGGATAAAAATTCGTTGCGCGTTTGCGCATCGTCCTTCATTGCGCCATGCAGTGCTGTTGTAATGGTGTGGTGCCCTTGCTGACAGATACCACGCGATTCCATGCACATATGGCGCGCCTTAACGATAACGCCCACGCCGATAGGTTGCAAATGTTCCTGCAACGCGTCCGCGATTTGCTGCGTTAAACGTTCTTGGACCTGCAACCGACGCGCAAACATATCGGCGAGGCGCGACAGTTTCGACAGGCCCACAATTTTACCATTCGGAATGTAGGCAATCGTGCAGGTGCCGAAGATATCAGCCAGATGGTGTTCGCATTTGCTGTAGATCGGAATATCTTTGACCATCACCATCTGGTCGTAATTCTCCGCGCCATCTTCAAACACCTTGAGGATTTCGGCGGCGTTCATTTCGTAACCTTCGGTCCACTTACGCCACGCTTTGATTACTCGTTTAGGTGTTTCCTGCAGACCTTCGCGGTGTGGACTGACGCCTGCGATGCGCTGCAAAAATAAGCGCATCAAATCTTCCTCGTGGAATTGGTCGAGATTCAAAACAGGTTTGGACATTTATTGTCTCCAGTAAAAATTGCACTATTCGCACCGTGTTCCTTAACTTCTACCGAGGTCAAACGCACCCGCGGCGAATAGCCATTATCCTTTAACCACACGGTTGTGCATTCGTGAATTAATTCCGCAAACGCTTCGCAGCCGGTCGCGGGTACGACAACGATCCGCGCCACACCTGCGTTGTCGAGCGCAACGAAAAGGTCCTTCTCGGGATCATCTTCGGCGACCAGCAACGTGTGGTCAAAGGTCGATTCCAGCCAACCCTTGAGGGACTTCAAACTGCCGAAGTCCACAACCCAGTTGCGAACGTCGAGGTCCTCGGACTCGAAAACGAATTTAATCGCCAACGAATAGCCGTGGATCAGACGGCAATGCGATTCGGCGCGCCATTGACGAAATGCAGCGGATAAGCCAATTTCATGGCCATAGGTCTTTGTGCTGTAATACATTACGCCCCCGGTACGTCGTTATAATTTGTGGTGCGCGGCAGCGGCATCAGACCTTCCATCCATGCACGCACAACCAGCGGATCGGGCAGGCCAGCATCTTCAAAGCCTTTTGCACGCAGCACGTTGGCGTGGTTCATGTCGGTTGGCGGATACTTGCCGTCGTAGCTGGTGTGGCTATGCGCAAGCGCCATCCAGCAACCGGGCAGCGACCACGCCAGCTTGCAGGTGTCAGCCTTCGACCGATCCATTAATGGTGCGATGATTCGGAACTGGTCGGAATCTCGGCCTAGCGATTGGTTTGCGGTCTCCTCAAACAGCTGGCGAAAATCTTCTGTGCAGTCGGGGTAGTTGGCGTTATCTTCCTGACAGATGCCCGTTACCAAACGCGTGCAGCCCAGCGCCACGGCGCGATTCATTGCAACGGTGAAAAACAGCATGTTGCGCATAGGAACGAACGTTTTTTCGACACGATCCCCGATGGCGGTTTCCATTTGACGATGGTCGGAGTATTGCTCCAGTTCCTCGTTTGAGGTCAGCGGGCTGGTCGATACGAGGCAGTTCGGCAGTGCGATAACTTCGTGCGAAGCCACGCCCGCCATCTTGGCAACTTTACGGGCCGCTTCGATTTCGAGGGAGTGACGCTGGCCGTAGTCGAACGTAATCGCGTGGACCTCTTCGTAAAAATGCTTTGCCCAAAACAGGCAGGTGGTCGAATCTTGACCACCGGATAAGATAACCAAGGCTTTCATTTATTCCACTCCTATGATTTTGTGAATTTGCAGTTGCAGGATGTAGCCGTGGTCCATGCTGATACGGCGGGCGGCTTCGATGTTTAATTTCGTCGCGTCCGTCTTTGTGTCCATCGGCTGCACATAGATTGGACCATCGAAATCGGCAGGCGGGCGTGCAACGTGAGGGCTGGCAGAATGACCCAGCACCTCGATTGGCAAACCGTCCACAGGATCGACGCTGTTACGGTCAATCACGTATTTGTAGACGTCCACATGCTGAATGGCAATTTTGCCCGATTTGGGACTGCACACAATCGTGGCGTTATCATGGAACGGGAACTCGCCTTGTGCCGCCAGGGAGCCATTCGTTTCCACTTGAATGTGGCAACCTGCATCATTCAGCGCATAGGCCAATTTCGTCAGGTTCTGGCGGAAGGGTTCGCCGCCCGTGATGACCACAAGTTTATGCAGGCGACCGCGAGTAGGGAATAACGACAGCACGCCATCTACAATGTCCTTGTGGTGGACGATGCGACGACCTTCGGTATAATCAGTGTCGCAGCTAGGGCAACGAAGATTACAGCCCGCAAGGCGAACAAATACGGCAGGGTGACCGGCGAAAGGACCTTCGCCTTGGATGGTATAAAAGATGGAATGCAGATCGAGGAAGGTTCCGTCGGAAACGGTTTTCTTGTCGATGGGTTGAATATTAATCACGAGGACCTCGGTTTTAACAGCGCGTGGCTGGTTTCGGGCTATGGGAATTGCCCCGCATTTCACAGGGCAGGCTTGTTTTCAATTGCGATTAGCAATCATAGCACAAAGCAACTATTACCAGTGGCCCAGCGTCAAGGTGGGAAGCGGGCCGGCCGGATTAGATTACGCCGTTGAAACGTTTCCAGCGAACGAATTCGCCGCGCAGGTTGTTGATATTAACCGACGGGTTCAGTTGCTGGGCGCGTTCGATCACTTCGGCGATGGTGCACATACGACCGTTGGTCAGGGTGACCTCATCCATCACAGCCCAGGCGGCGCCGCACAGGGAGTCAGGACGTGGACGACGGACGCCATTCTGTTCTGGTTGTTTTTCGGTTTTCTTGGCTTCGCGTTCAGCCTTCAGCTTTTCGCGTTCAGCCTTCTTGGCCTCCTGTTCCGCTTTGCGCTGTGCCGACTGTTCAGCCTTGGCAGCTTTTTCTTGATCGGCGCGTGCCTTTTCAGCTTCGCGGTCGATTTTTGCCTGGGCCATGATTTCTTCGAGGGTTTGGGTGCTCATTTTTGAATCTCCTAAGGTGAGTTTTGTTACCGGTTTAAATTTCTGCTGCGATGTCTAACTATAACATCGTGGGATTTATTTTGTAAATCATCCTTTAACGTAATAGTCCGCGCCATCAATTTTCATGCGGGTGGTGACAAGAATTTCACCGCCGGCATATTTTTCATTTTTCAAATCTGACAACGCCGTTTTGATCGACGCGACAGAAAAGCGACCGTCGGACGTCAGTGCCTCCATCGTGTATTGTTCGGCCTTCTCGAACATGGCGCGGATATGTTGCTTGACGCCGCCCGTTGACGCCTTAGGTGTAGCCTTGGCAATTGGAACTTCGCGGGCTGGAACGTTGACAACTTTATCCGTGGACCGTAGCAGTTCGGGTGCCCACTCGTCAGGCATCACGCGTGGTTTATCGGAGCCCTTGACGTATTTATAGACGTCCATTTCACGATCAAGCACAAACGTGGCTTGACGGCTCGCCTCGCACGGGTCGGCGTCAGTTATCGGGAGTTTCGCAATCGCCGCGTACAGCGCGGATACAACCGTCTGACGGCTGGTTAAACCGAGGTCCGTCTCGCCCGTCGTATTCCGATACAACAATTTAACCTCGAGGTCCGACAAGGTCTCGAACGCACTGTGGCCAACCTCAGCGTCGTCCTCCTCGCAAAAGGCGATAACGTGACTGTTTGGAAGTTCGACATGCGCGAGGTTAAAAACGGTGCGCATGTCAGGATGACGGTAACAAAATCCCATGCGGGTGCGGTCGATCAAAATATTCATTCGGCAATCTCCAACGTTTAAAATGGGCGGGTGGTTAGCCCGCCTTCTGTATTAGATGCTGTAGTAGTCGAGCCCGTCGGTTGCGCTGCGAGTGCGTTTGACGATCAACACATCACCATCGGCGTACAGTTTATTTTTCAGATCGGACAACGCGGTTTTGATGTTCGCTTCGCTGTAGGAAGTCCCGCACAGTTGCGACATGGTGAAGGCGCCGCCTGGAGCGAATTCGGTAAACATTTTGCGGATGTGATTTTTAGCGGACAGTTTTTTAACTGGCGCAGCAGGAGCGGCGTTCGCTTTGTTGGTTTCAACAATCGAGGACATCACTTTGTCGGCAGGCTTATCGAAAACAGCGCCGAGGACAACAGGCTCGGATTTTACTTGCTCGGCTGGCAGCTTTTCGGTGTCGCTGAAATTGTTACCTAACGCAGCCACGGCAGCATCTTCCCGCGCAACGGTTTCGACGTTCAGAGTTTGCGCAGCCTCGACCGAGAAGCCCCAGCGACCATCCTCACCTTTGAACAGCAAAATTTGCTGCTGTGCTGGATCAGTTACGCCGAAGGTTTCGGACAGGGCGCGGGTCGCTTTCGATTTGGCGCTATAGAATTTCAGTTCCATTTTGATTTCCTCGTGATTTTCGGTTGTGGACATTTGTTGCATCCATGTACACATCATAGCGGCGACGTTTGCAGTTGTAAACCACTATTTGCGAAAATAACGAAAATAATTCAAAAAGCTACAATTCCGTACCTTTGAATCCGTTAGGGTCGAATGTTGACGCGACAATCTGCGGGTAAGGCTTGTTGTTGGTCCACACACGCAGGAATGTCGGAACGGGTAGCTTATCAGCTACAGCAAGCCCCCAGTCCGTACTAACAGGCATCGGCTCGGACGTTCGTGCCTTCCACCAGTTGCCCGCAGCGCGACCCGGGTAACCTTCATGCTCGAAACAAACGATTTCTTTAAACCGTCGCAGGCCAGAAAAATACGTCGCTTGCATTGCGGGCGGATTCGGCAAACGCTGCACTTTCGCGTAACTCACGTGGTCGATGGCGAATTCCTCGATAATCGGCTCCACGGTCTTTTTAATGACATCGACCGACGAGGCCTCGTCCTTGATCTTGACGGCGAAATCAAACTTGTATCGGCAGAAAATGCAATGCGTAGCCTTGGCGTGATTTAACGTCCCGCAATTCGGGCATTCTTTAATAGGGGCAGTTCCAGGAGGTCCTTTGCCGCGACCTTTTGGGATCACGGGATCGTTGATAGGACCTAGCCTGCGCGTATTACCTGCGAAGTCCAGAACCATGCAGTACGGTTTATCGCTTGATGCGATGGCCTCCAGTCGCCCTTCGGTCGTCGTCAAGTCGTACCCTTGCGCGTATAGTGGCCGAATTCCACGGCCAAGCATTTGCACCCACAGGCGGGACGACATCGTGGGACGTAACACCACAATCAAATCGATGGCAGGGAAATCAAACCCTGTCGTTAAAACGTTGTTGTTGACCGCAACCTGATATTTACCTGCCTTATATCCTGCGATACCCTCGTCCCGGTCTTTGTCGCTCAGGTCGCTATGTATGACCACATTCGAGATTCCCATGTAGGTCAGCATTTCGCCTATCTTTAGTGCGTGATGGACACCCTGCGCGAATATTAGCCAATGCTTTCGATCCTGCGCCCATTGCGCCGTCTCTTGCAATGCTGCCCATGTTACGTCGTCCTTATCGACAGCCTCAGCCAACTTCCCCTGGTTGAATTCACCGCCGACTAAACCAACACCGCTAACGTCCAGCAGTAGTTTGGTTTTAGGTGGGATCAGGTTGCAAAGGTACCCTTCGTCCAACAGTCTATTGAAAGCCTCGAAGGACGTTATGTCGTAACAGACATCCGTGAATATACCGCCATTGACCAGATGACCTTGACCTGTTCGCCATGCTGTCGCAGTGAAACCGATCACCCGCAGATAAGGATTGGTCTTGCGCAGCGCCGACAGGAATTTCATATACGTGGTATTTTCGCTAGGGCTGATTAGGTCGCATTCATCAACGAGGACCAAATCAACTTTGCCGAATAGTTCAGGCTTGCCCTTTACGGAACCGATACCTGCAAAAATAATTGAGGAGTGGTAGTCACGCTGTTTAAGCCCTTCGCTGTTAATTCCAGCAGGGGCTCCGGGCCAGACTTGTTTGAGGCGTTCGTAATTCTGCCCGACCAGTTCCTTAACGTGCGTAAGCACGAGGACCTTCTGGTTGAAATACGAATCAAAGATGGATTTGATTAGCAGCGCAATGACCACACTTTTACCTGTGGCCGTTGGCATAAGTACCAGCGGGTTGCAGTCGTCCTTGGAACCGCGTTTCGATTCAAAGTAATCCCAGACGGCTGCAACCGCTTCGGTTTGATAATAACGGGCCTTCATTTGCCAAACGTGATGTTAGGAGCCCATTCACTGCAACCAACCAGCTGGTCCTCTTTGCTGCGGTCGGCGTTCTTTTGATTGCAGAACCATGTGCCATCGCCAACAGGCATAATGTGGTTACAGGTACGGCAGGTCGTATCAGGCATTTTTTTCATGTGGCAGATTGGGTGGTAGTCGCACCATTTGCACTCAAAGTATCCCGCGCTGTTGCTGATGCGCTTAGGAGCCTCGTGCATGAATATTATAGTACGCGCACGGTCCACGAATTGATCTCCAACGAGGGGATCCACCGTGATGATTTCGCCATATATGTCGTCGTCGTTTTTATTAACTGCCATATACAGTGCGTAATGAATTCCCATCTTACGCAGGTAAACTTGCATTTGGACAAAGTGTTCAAACTTCGCAGAGCGAACCCCTTCAGTCACTAATTTTTTAAATGAATTGGCGTTGTGGGTTTTAAACTCCAGCAGACATGCGTACCCTTCCGGTACATCAGGCACCTTCATTGCGACGCCATCGCCGCTACCACCGAAGTGTCCGCCAACATCGCTGATGCGGAATTGTTTGCCGTTCTCGTCATGCTGGTAGACTTCGCAGCCGATCGCCAGCAGCATCGAAATAAAGCGTGCCTCCTCGAGGTGTCCGCGATTGAACAGACGCAGGATCCGCGCACTGAATGCACCTTTGCTAGTCCAGCGGAAGCCGTACCAGATTTTGCGTGCGCACTCTGAACCGATCAGGGACGCTCCCATGTGGCTACGGTAACCCTCGTCCGCGCCTCGATACGCGTCCGCCATGTGTGGCATTACGACACCGAGGAACGTGCGGTAAGAGGCGCCTTGATCGCTCGCCATTTGAGCGTCGATTGCGGCTAGGGTGTTGATGGCGAGTTGGACCAAGACGTTCTCCTTAGTGTTGCGTTTCGTTGGTGGCAATGCGAGGCTT